GTGCACCATTTATTTCAACTGTAGAGCTAGCAAAGTCACCTTTGATTAGAGGACTTGATGTATTGCTATTAGAAATGTAAAGCTTGCTAGAACCAGTTTCATTATATCCAGCTTGATATCCTATAAATACATTTCCAGAACCAGACACTCCAACGCTATAACCAGCCTCATGTCCTATGGCTGTGTTATTTGCTCCAGCAGAACCAAAAGACCCTTTTAGGGCAGAAGACCCAACCGCAACGTTATATCCCCCTGAAACATTTTCTGCTGCATAATAACCAATTGCCACAGAATAACTATTAAAATTATTATAATACAATGATCTATATCCAACGGCAACGTTTCCTTGACCAGATCCTGTGCCCACTAAAGCACCGTCTCCAATTGCTACGTTATAAAAACCAGAAACGGAGTTATTGCCTGCATTGTATCCAAGAAATGTTGTTCCACCACTCAGTGATGTTTTACCATAAACAATGCCTTCAGTTGTAGGTGCTGCAGAAGGAATACTACCACCAGGAGCAGTTGAATTAGTCCAAGTAGTGCCATCATATAATATAACTTGATTTGTAAGTGGAATGCCAGAAATTACAACGTCTGACAAATCATTTAATTGAGCATTTAAACTAACCGTTGCAGAAGAACCTTCTCCAGCAGTATGGGAAACCGAAATGCCAGTTCCAGATGAAATTCCAGACATATAATTGCCTGTAGTATCTGTTCCCAAGTTAATTGGGTCAGCTATCCATGCAGAACCATTCCACTTTAAGAAATCATTAGACGAAGGGGTTGCTGCTGACACGTTTCCAAGATCGTCTAGTGCTGCACTATTAAGAGCTGTGGTATGATCATGAGCATCGTGTCTTGCAGAGTTAAAGTATTGTGTATGGTCGTCGTCTGAAAGACCAGTAAGATTTCCGTGGTCAGATACTGCAACGGCGGCAGCACCAGTGCCACCAGATATGGTGCTTCTAATATCTACAAGACTAACAAGCCTTGCTTTTGGAGTGTTTGAGTAGCTGGTAGATGTGTCAAATATGAACTTGTATAATGGTCTAAATTCAAAAACTGGAAATCCATCTAAGTCAAGACTAGAAAAATCTACAGCTTCGGCTTCCCCAACGTTTGTATATTGACCTTGACTAAGTATTGCTACAATGGGTTCATTCAAATTATTAGTAGCTATAATCCAAGATATTCCAAATTGATTATTATTTATATCTGGAGTTGTCCATGTTCCAGCTGTATTTAAATTGTATGTAGCTATAGAAGATCCAGATTTAATTGGATATTGAGTTGCCACATCTTTCTTCCAAGAGGAATTAGACCTATAAAACATAGGAATATAAGCGCCAGATTGCAATCTTTGCTCCCATGTATTTGAAGTTGGCGTTGCACTATGTTCAATATCAACCTGAAGATCTTCGTCAAAGAATGTTCCATTAGCAAAATCTATTTGACAGTGTGAATTTGAAGAACCATTTCCACCAAGAACATAGTTATTAACACCAAAACCATTAGCAATCGCTGCACCACGAGTCCTGTGTAGATACTCATGTGTTGCCCAGTCAAGAGTGACTCCGTGTCTTTCATCGGCAAAGAAGTATGCTTTGTTTTCTACATCATTCCAATAGATATAAGCAGTTGGAGTATCTTGGTCCCATGTAAAGAATGTTGTTTTGTAAGCTAGAGATCCAGAAGAATTAAAATAAATGTAATATAAACCAGACGTATCTGGAATAGTTACAGTTTCAGTTCCTGTTTTTATATATCTTTTACCCGCGCACCAAACAGTATAGCTTGTTGATGCTGGAGCTATAGAAAATTCTCTTGTAGATTCATTGAAAGATATTACGCTATCTTCTCTATTTTCATGACCTATTGGTTCTCCACTAGGTAGTGTTGTATTAACCCAATTTGTTCCATTGTAAACTAATAATTGACCATTTAAAGCTGATGATATTGCGGCGTCATTTAGATCATCTAGCGAAGCGTTTAGTGCTATATTAGGAGTGGCTCCCTCTCCACCAGTATTTGTCAGCGCTATTCCAGTGCCAGAGGTAATAGTTGCTACATAATCCCCAGTTGTATGATATCCAAGTTGTACAGAATCTGCAATTATTGAATTTATATCATAAAAGTTTGAGCCATCATTTGTATACTGCCAGGTATCAGTAGTTTCGTTCCATCTAATTTGAACATTTGTAGATGTACCTCTTTCAACTTCTATTCCAGCATTTGTGCTTGGCGTTGCAGAAACATTAGAATTTAATATAAGTATATTATCTTCTATCGTTACATTTTCTGTATTAATAGTTGTGGTAGTTCCACTTACCGTAAAATTACCAGTGACAGTAAGGTCAGCGTTTATGGTAACATTGTCAGAAGTAGTGATAGAGCTATATCCATCTTGCAGTAAATCAAGACTAGAGCTAACCAAATCTCCATTTAATTTCTTAAAATAAAATACTTTATTTGTTGGGTCAATGGCTACTTGACCAATATTAATATTGGGGACTGGCATTTACGATCCTTTATTTTGCTTTTTTATCCACCTTATTAAAAACTTCGTTTATCTCAGATACTGACAATTTGCCATCGTCCAAAAATGCTCTGGACAATCCTTCAATAACCGTTGCTACTCCTGCCATTCCGTGCCATAAAACAGGCTTTCCATAAAGGAACTCCAGCTATGGCTCCAGCACCTATAACGCTGAGTCCGGAAGCAGCAAAAGTGGCAATTATTCTTAAAAAAATGTTATTTACAGTTTTCATTCACCCTCCTATAGTAACTATCCTATATATCTTTTTCTCTGAATTAACACAATTCCTATGCAAATTAAAGCGAAGCCAATCATTAAACTAAAATATGCCGAACTTCCAGTCTTTGGAAGCTTTGGTCCATGATCATGTGTACTGTGGTCGTGAACAGTTGTCGTAGTAACTGGTTCTATTGCAACGCTTGTGGTTGTTTCTGGAATAGTAATAGCTGCCGCAGTCGTAGTTGTCTGCTCTGTTGTAGTCGGAGCAGGGGGGACTGTGGTTGGAGCTGGCTCCGTAGTGGTTGGAGCTGGCTCAGTAGTGGTTGGGGCTGGCTCGGTAGTGGTAGTAGTCGGGGCAGCTATTGTAGTAGTTGGTGGATTCCACGTAACTGTTGAAGAAACAGTCTTGGCGACTCCATTTACCGTAGCAGTAGCGGTGTAGGTAGCTGTTCCAGTTGAATTAGTGCGAACAGTTATGGTAGCAATTCCACTCGCATTAGTTGTAGCACTAAAAGTTTGACCAGCATCTGGGCCTGCACTGACAGTAACTGTGACGGTAACTCCAGATTGAGGTACTCCAGCAAGTGTTTGGGCTGTAGCAGTAATAATTAAATCTTCACCAGCTCTTGGAGAAGTTGGGCTAATTGCTAAAGTAAAGGAGCTTGGAAGAGAAACTGATCCTCCACCAATTGATACTGCTTGGTAAGGGCTAGTAGTTGCGTTTGGATATCTCCACTCAGCAAGTGTTTTTAATGTTCCAACATTGCCAGTAAAATAGCCATGCCAGCAGGCAGCAACCATAGTGTCAGTTAAATTAAAGTCAGTCGCTCCATCTGCTGTAGCACGTGGGCCACCGTTGCATCCTCCGTTATTGTAAGTTGCACTTGGCAAAAGAGCGGTAAGCCAACCAAAGCGACCCATGTTGGCAAATAATCCACCACCAGAGTTAACAAAGTCAGCTATGACTTCAGCTTTTGCAGTAAATATATCTTCAACTCCAGAAGGTCTTGCCCAGTTATCTGGAATCCAAATGACTTTTGGTTTTAAGGTATTAATATTATTAAAGAAGTTTGTAACTTCAGTAGTAGAATTATAAAAATTAACAGTTGGCGCAGTGGAAAACTGACCAAGATACTTTGTTGTTAAAAGAGTGTTCCAGTTACCACCACAAGAGTTATTAGCACCATTAGCGCCAAGAACAGCAATTGTTCCACTGTTAATATTGGTCGCACCGTCATAAGTTTTCTTTAACACTTGTGCTATATAGCCCCATGTTCCTTCTCCACCAGAGTGACAGACAGGATCCATACCATCAAGGACTATTGGGCCTCCGCCAGTAGTAGCTTTAGCTGGTTGTCCACCAACTATATATCCGTATTCCGTTATCTGATTTAAATGGAATAGATCCAGCTACCAACAACAGGCCAACCGCTATTAATAAGCGACCAATATTCTTCATTTAATTTTCCCCTCACTCATCTTTCTGTAGCATTGCATTTATATAGTGGACTACAAATGCGCAGCTGGTGGCTATAACAGTGATTTTCCTGGTATCACCAGAAAGTGTGGCAAACACTATTACTGTACCTGATATAGTAAAGGCAAGGGCAGCTGTCTCCCTTGCAAACTTTTTAATAAAGCCCAATGGGCTAAATTTCTTTTCCATTGTTCCCTCCGTATATTTAAATATGCTATTTCTGGTGAAGGTCTCGTCACCTCCATCTCCATCTGGTCCTTCGATTTCCGGAGCTTCCTCCTCATCTTCTGACCCCTCTTCTTCTTCCTTCCTTGCGGCATTATTTTCACCTCCTGCAGGTCCTGTGCCACCTGACGAACCACCAGAAGATGGTCCACCAGATCTAGATCCACCAGAAGATGGACCTGAACCACCAGCTGCAGAAGCAGCAGCAGCTGCTGTCAAAAGAGTCGTTGCAGCTAATAAAGTTCTACGAGAAGCTACGTCAATATTTGAACCAACTGGTACATAATCATCAAAGCCTGAGGCGTAGATATTTATTTCTCCCTCAAAAGCATCTCTAACTTCTTGTGGAGCTTCCTGGACTGCAGCGGTGATTTCTGATTTAGCTTCTTCTGTTAACTCTCCGGCATCAACTGCAGCAAAGACTTCAACTGCTTGGTCGCCAGTAATATTTTGTATAACTTCTGGGCTAGTAGCAAGCTCTGTAGCTAATTCAGTTGATATTTCCTCTTCTAAAACAGCATCTAATACTTCTTGAATTTGCTCAGCATCGAGATTTTCAAGAACTTCTGTATTTGTGATTAACTCTGTTGCCAGTTCTGTATCTATTCCAGCTTCTAGAATTTGATCAACAGCTTCCTGAACCTGCTCTTCTGTTAAACTGTCAGATGATAAAAGTTCAGATACCTGTTCTGGATCTGCATCTCCGTTTATAACGTCTTCAATTGCGGAGTTTAATTCTTCAGTAGTTACTATTGAGTCGTTGGTGTTACTTTGGTCACCTTCATCAGTTGTATCTTGTGGGATGGTTTCAGATGTTTCTTCCTCTAAAGATGGCTCTTCTTGCGCTACAGATGTGGTCGTCTCTACTTCAGGCTCTGGATCAGTGGGACTTTGAGAATTCTCATTTTGTTGAGGATCAGGTTCAGGAGTAGGTTCAACAACAGGTTCAGGCTCGGTTGTTGTGGTGACCGATGGTGTAACATCAGGTTCTGTAGTGGTGGTAGTTTGCTGCTCGGGTTCAGTCGTTGTTGTGGTTGTTTCTGGCTCGGTAGTTGTAGTTGCTTCTTCTTCTGGTTCAGTAGTAGTAGTCTGCTCAGGTTCGGTAGTAGTTGTTGTCTCTGGGACGGTAGTTGTTGTAGTTGTGGTAGTAGTTGTTGTAGTGGTTGTTGTCGTAGTAGAAACGGTGTTGGATAATTGAACAAATTGTGTCCCAGTGCTCAATGGAGTAGCAGTAGCGCCAACATTTGACGAGCCATTCCAATAGAAATATTGAATCCAGGTATTGTTTTCATCCCAAGTATTATTGGAAACAGTTGACCAACCCTGATATCTCTGACCATTGTTATAGGCATCGTCTAGATATATAGATATGTTATTATTGGCAAAATTATTACCGTAAATATATCTGTTATCTGTACCCATATTAAATGTCGTTGGAATCCAGGCATTGTGATATATTGCAATTGAGTTACCTGTAAAATTAGAATTAAGAATTTGAGTTCTGTTTAAACCAGTGACATTTGCCCCATATGAATTGTTTGCAAAAGATGAATTTATAATTTTTGTGAATCTGTAATTATAAATTCCAGCCCAGTTGCTGGAGAATGTATTGTTATTAACATACGTTCTATTTTGAAAATTAGAATCAGCGTATTGATCCCAAGTAGTGGTGCCTGCAGGTAGCTGTGGAGTTGACCCATAGTCTCCTGCTATTCCTATATTAAGATTGTCCCAAGTGCAATTTGTATAAGTTGCAACAGCTCCAGCGTTATTGTTAAATGCTGCGGAGCCAGCGGTCATTGAGGTAAACCTTACGTTGGTTGCAGAAACTGTGCCCCTATTATTATAAATTATTCCACCACTAGTCTGCTGACCTTTTTTAAGTGTCATATCAGATATTGTTAGTGATATGTTTTGATTAACAAAGAACTGTCTATAAAGTGCGTTTCCGATCAATGATTGTATTAGTTTGGCCATTGCCAGTAATCGTCAAGTTTTGGGAAATAGCTGGCAGAGCGCTAGTAAGTGTAATTGTTCCGTTGGCGGATGGAGCAAATGTTATTGAGTCATATATGCCACCAGAACTTGCATTAGCCTGAGTGATCGCCCACCTTAAGGTTCCAGAATCGCTAGTATCTGCTAAAGAAGTAACTACTAATGAGGTCGGAACTGGAGCTGAATAAATACATGGTTGCGCACCAGAGCCACCAGAACAAGACTGCCAACCAATATCAGAAGTCCAGCTAGAACTACTTGTAAATTCAGTATTTGATAGTAGTTCTACGTTGTCATCAAACTTTAATGAAGCTGACTCTACACGAGTACCATAATTGCCAGCCCAAAACTCTCCATCTCCACCATTTATAAAAGCCCTAGCAGTTACTGCGCTGCTCCATCCAGAACTCCCTACTCCAGATTCGCTAATAGAAATTTCATAATTAGAGAATTGGGTAGAGTCAATACTTAGGTTTCCAGTTGAGTGGGAATAAATAAGCCCACCACCCTGACCATAAAGCTGTATTCCAACATTTATTGGATCGCTGGATTCTTTCCAGTCCTGAGTTTCAGCAGCAGAAACAACTAATGTTAAAGAGGATTTACCAGAAGTGTTAATAGCTACATCTTGATAAATGTTCGCTGATTGATAAGCAAATACTAATTGATTATTATCTGCAGCAGAAGCTAAATTTTGAAAAGCTGAAGCTACTACAGATACGCAAAATAAAAATGCAAGGATCCAAGATCCTCTTAGTGGTTTTCTTTTCATTTTCCCTCCGGTGGTATACGTAATAGTAATTAGATGGAGAGAAAATTAGCGGCCAAAAAGGGACAACCCCAGTGACTTTTACATCACTGGGGTTGAGCGCCGGCCTCCGTAGACTATATTATATCAGTCAATATCTAGAATTGCAAACACTTTCTCGCCTGCGGCTGTATCATTTTTCAAGCCATTGACACCCTTGAGTTTACGTACGGCTTCACCAGTTGCGGCATCATAAGTACCAGTTGCCTCACCAGTATAAAAGCCAGCCTTCTTTAGGGCAGTCTGTAGTCTCTTTACATCTTCTCCAGTTGCACCAACATCAAGCTTGTCTCTCATTGGAACTTCCTGTACTTCACCAGCTGGAGCTGGAGCACCCGACATTGCAGGAGGAGTTGCATCGCCTACGCAATACTGCCAATGCCAAGCTTCATATTCTGGATTTGGTCTACCATCTTTTGTTGGCGCACCCTGAAGATAAAAACCATACTTGGGTGCATTTTCGCACATCCACTTGTAACGCTTCGCGTCTTGCATATTGAGATCTATCGCAAGACCAAGGCCATGATTTGAGGTACCGGGGGTGCCAGATGGACTCATGCCCTCTTTGAGGTACCAAGTCTTACCATCATACTTTCTTGTGATTTCTGGATTACGCTTAGTCTTTTTGTCTTCATAGCGTGACATAAACATTGAAAGCTGAGCTTCAAATGGTCTGTAGTCACCAATATTTTGAAGTTTATGACCAGCCTTCACCGCTTCATCATATAGAGCATTGAAAGCCTGCGCTGCTTTAATCCACATTTGTCCGCCACACTTAACCTTCGCCAATTGATTTGGCTTTAATTTTCCATTCTCTACATTCTGTAGCTCCTTTGGAATCACCATTTTTGCTACTGGATGTTCTTGTGTATTGCTCATTTTTCTCCTTGAAATATTTAGTAATTTCTGATTATATAGTAAATGATTTATGTATATTTTTTTATCAAAGCTTCAGGATATGAGTCATCTATATCTTGATACTTTAGTGGGAACCTATCAAATGGATCGATTCCGAGTTTTATTCTATTAATTATTGATTCATAAGATTTAAATTCATCTTTATCATATTCTGTATGGGCGAATGATTCTATTTTATTCTTAACTTTTTCTTCTTCCCCCAAGAATGAGAAATGCCAACCTCCATCAGGAACTATTGGAAGACTAATAGATCTTAATTCTTGAGGGGTTTTCGATGTTAGGTGTTTCTTTCTACAAACAACTGGCCTAGCACCCTGATTGCAGTGATCTGGAACCTGCCAATGATAGTTCCAAAAATACTGCTTTACATCAAGCTTTACTGGAATATTTTTAATCTTTAATTTACTTACTGTTTTTTTATTCCAAATTTCATCAGCATCAGATATAACTATCAAGTCATCTTCATCTAGGTTCATTTTTTTAATAGCTTCTGATATGGCATTTCTCTGAGCATACTCTCTATCCCAAGCGGATTGTGTCTCATCAGTAAAATCTATTCTATATAAAATAATTTTATGATTGTATTCAGATAAATCTTCCATAATATTGTCAAAATAAAATGGTTTATTTTTTCCAGTAAAAGTTTTGGAAGCTTCAACAATAACAAAATAATCTACATAATCAGATAATTCTTCTAATCTTAGCTTAAGAATTTCTTCTTCATTGTAATATGTAAAGCAGTCAAATATTTTCATATACAAACACATTCTCATTTTTTAACATAGAATATTTTTTTATCTCTCTAACTAAGTCATCATTGTGATTTAAAAAATCACTCAATTCAGATGCCCATGTCCCAGGATTAATCAAGAAAATATGTCCAGATGGTTTCATTATTGCTCTTATTTGTTCTGCAATATAATTGTTGTTATCTAAATAAACTTTAGGACTATAGTTTATAGATAAAAACAAGTCTGAATAATTGTATCCCATATAAGGGGAGTTTAAACCTATTTCCCAGTAAGCCACTTCATCAATATATTCCTGATGATTTCTGTCAGTATGCAGCACGAAACTTCCTATCGAATGCTCTGAGCTAGCCATATCTTTCTTGAGTGATACAGCATATTCGATATCAGAATATATTACTACACTATTTTTTTTAGGAAAAACATCCCTAATGATGTGGCATAGAAAATTATTATTCATTTTACATGGGTTTTCTGGCGTCTACCTTAAGCCAACCCCATTCATCTCCTCTTTGTATGTCAAGGATTTCAAACCCCATATTCTTAAAATCATCTTCAAGCATTCTATGAGTTAATCCTACAAAGTGATAATCAAATGGATTTAATTGTTCTGCAAAGAATATCTGTTGCATTCTTCTGTCGCCTTCTAAAGAATTCCAATTAAGTATCTGTTGACATGCGAGCAAAAAGTCTGGCACTTCTATTCTAATCATTCCACCTGGCTTTACAATTCTACACCATTCTTTTAAAACAGACTGATACTCTTTCCATGGAAAATGTTCTAGACATTCTGAATTGTAAACTATGTCAGCATAGTTGTCAGGCATATTTAGTTTTCTAGCATCACAAACTACGTCCACTGGAACTTGTTTTTGATTTACATGATCATATAATGGTGTCGGATCTATGTCTACATGAATCCAGTCTGGACCCAAATAGGTTCTTGTTCCGATTACAACTTTGATTCCATCACCTTGAGGTATAGTTTCTAATCTCATTTTACCTACGTTCTCAATGGCCAGACTGGCATTTTTGTAATTTCAATATTATTTAGATATGGATTGGAGCTATCTCTATTAGAGAGTATTGGATCTTTTACTGACCACTCTGCTCCAATTTCCTTGTCATCCCATGCTACACCAAGTTCATCTGCTTGGTTATAATAATTGTCAACCAAATAAGTTAAAATCATATCTGTAGTAGCAGAAAAACCGTGAGCAACTCCTGGCGGTATATATAAGCCTAAGTTATTATCCCCTGTTAAATCTACAGAAAAAATCTCTCCCTGTGTAGGAGACCCTATTCTCATATCATATATGATAGCTCTAGCCTCACCAAATGGAACATACCAATAATCTGATTGATGCAAGTGATAATGGAATCCAGCCAATGCACCAGCTGATTTTGAAGACCTATTGGTTTGTATTACTTCTCTAGCACCAGGTATCCAGTCTCTTCTGTATGATTCAGTAAAAAAACCTCTTTCATCACCAAACTTTTGCGGCTCAACTAGGTAAGCTCCTTTTACATTTGTTTCCTGTACTTTTGCGCCCATTATATTATTCTTCCCCTATAAAGATTTTGCCATCTTGGAACTTTAATTAGATCTACTTCTCTCCCCAATGCAGCTACATATACTGTTTCTGGATTATCGTTGATTCCCTGAAGCTCAGGTTGAAGCTGATACCATTCTTCCATATATATAGCAGTCCAATCCTCAAACCTAGTTACATTAGGGCTATGATAAGTTACACTTGGACCAACAAAATATTTATTCCATTTATTAACCCAGTTAATAACTCCATTATTTATTCTTTCTTGAGCGGCGGGATTTCTAGTGCTGCTCGCATCATGCAGAACAGTAACAGATGGATCTGCAACTATTCTCCAGCCCCCAAGTCTTATTCTGGTTTGATAGTCGACCTCTTCTTGATGACCTATCTCGGTATCAAATCCGCCTATCTCTTTATATCTTTGTCTATTAAGCATCCAGCAAAAGCCAATGCCCCAAAGTATCTCTAGGTACCTAGGTCTTTGTATTGGATAAGCCCCACCGTTCGGAAATGCCATTGCTACCTCATGGTTTGATTCAAGATATGAAGCTAACTTTAGGTCCCAACCTGGAGTCTGAATGTATGCATCATTATCTATATAACCAACGTTGTTAGTCTCAGCCCATTCTAATATCTTATTGACTGCTCCTGGGTACATTATATTTTCGTCTAAAAACATTGGAATTATTCTAGAATCTTGTGCGGCGTGCTTCTCTATTACTGGACGAACTCCTTCATCAGGAGAATTATTATCAACTATTAAAAGTCGCCAATCAGATTGTGAGTTGGCTCTAATCATCTCTATACAATGATCAAGCTTACCAGGGTTATTGTAGCTGGCTATTCCCATGTCAATTCTCATGGTTTAATCCACCACTGCCCATTCTCGTGAAGGACAAAACCAATTCTCTGCATTGTGGGAATCCACTCTGTTTCATACTTGTTATTAATTGAAAGGTGCATCGGTATAGAATCTCCATGTTCTGCATCGCCAATAGCAAAAGCATTTTGAGCTATAAAAGCTCCATCTTTTTTGAGACACTTAAATACAGCTAGACACCATTCCTCAACATTTACCACATGCTCCAAAAAATCTAGAGCCACAACAGCATCGAAGGCGTTCGATCCCAATTTTGGAATAAAGTTGTCTGTAAATAATGTTGATATTTTTAAATTAGGATTTTTAGAAAACCTAAACTGTGCGAATCCAGCTGTCTTACTATCTTGTAAATCATGGTAAGTTACATTAAGTCCTTTTTCTGCCATCGCAAGACTTAAGGTTCCAATTCCATCTCCTATATTCAGGACATTCTTTCTACCTGTATGAAAAAGTCCAGAGGAAATTCCTTCACACATTCCAGAATAATTAAAACCACTATCCAAATGATAAGATGAAAGCTCCCAAATGTAAGCCGTTGTATTTCTATACCAACCTAGCAGTGAGTCTGGATCATCAGTATTCGTATTGTTTGATTTGAAGTCTTGAGCTACCATGGCATGATTTGCGTGAAAACCCAAAGATAAACGCTCTACAGCTGACTGCTTAGAGACCCCTAGAAATTGTGATATGTGACCTGACTGTGTATCTAAATTCATTTTTTTATTTTCTTCCATTCTAAATATGATTTTTTTAAACCTTCTAAGTATTCCGTTTTATATATACATTCGCCGTTTAACCACGATGTATCTGCTGGTCTTTTTATATGACTTGGAAAATCAAGATAAGATGCTGACTCCACCACTATGTCTTCGTCAACAAAAGATTGTACATCTTTTGCTATAGAAAACCTAGAACAGGTAATGGGATTTCCTAAGTGAATTATTTTTTGCTCATAGTTCTCAAAATTAATACACAAGTCCCACAATGTATCTGCTACATCAAATGCAAATACAGGAGAGAAATATCTATCTTCAACTTGTTTTTGATTTTTTGTTTCAAAAATCATTTCCAATGGATTTTTTCTTCCTATTTCCTGAAGAGGTCTGACGCCTAACACAAAGGTAGATCTAACGATTTTTATATTAGTATAGTTGAGCGCTAGTGTTTCAGCTAAGGCTTTTTGTCTTCCATAAAAAGTGATTGGATCAGGAGTAGACAAAGGAGTATAAGGTGGGTTATCACCACTAAAAATACCCTGTGTACTAACTTGTATAACGTTACAATTATTTTTTACAGCCCACTTACATATCTTTATAGGAAGAGTTACATTTGAGTCATAGTATTTATTTGGATCTGATTCAACTTTATCTACAGTATTTTCTCCAGCTAAATTCACAATAACATCTGGGCGCAGAGTATCCAACAACTTAGATATATTATTTTTATTTACATCAAATTGAATCCATTTACCTGATGAATCAAATGATCTCCTAGTATAATTGCAATCTATATTTTCTGGCTGACTTATCATCATATGCTGGCCAATTATTCCGCCAGCTCCAATTACTAAAACATTCTTATTGTGCATTGTCTTTTCGCCATTTCCACATATTTCTCCAGTGAACCCACTGCCATAAGCACCACATAGCTAAGAAACCTGGCTTATCAAATATAAGCGAATATATGACCCATGGTAGCGAATGTAGCGCAACTATCATATGGCCATACCATTTCTTATTGCCAACCAGATAACTACCGCTAACTCCTATTAGTTCCATGATAAACAATAGCCATGTCCAAGTAGACTCACTCATTGTCTATCAATCCCCAAAGATCTTTTGATCTTTTTTGGTGAACCATTAACTCCATTTTATGCTCCCTATCATAGAGAACATATTCAAATGAATCAAAGCTAAAAAATTGATCTATATCTTTAAGAGCTTTTTCTAGATCTAGAGGTCCACACGTATATAGGTCAAACTGCAAAAGTGCTGGATCTTGCTCATCCCAAACATGGAAGGCTATATGAGACGTTTCTATCATTACAACTGCAGTTAGCCCTTTATTTCCTGGCTGGTCTACATATGAAGAAAATGGACCCTGCAAAATTTTCATTCCTAGCGAATCAACAAAGGATTCTAGCCAAGATATGACTTCCATCGTAACCTTGGGCGGGTTATTAACCTTTGCTCGTATCATAAGATGTTTATGAAACGGCTTTTTGTAGTCTTCTTGCATCCTGACCTCTTTCTGTGGGTCAGAATATTATATCACCTTAGATTTATAAAATCTATTTTTTTAGAAGAAGAGAAATATACATCAAAGATATAACACACGCAAATAAAATATGAAAAGACATAATTACTCCGACTGTATAATCTTCATAGTTAAAAAGCAAAGACGCATCAAATCTGCATTAGATATACTAAATACATGATCTGATCCGTCTCCGGTTTTAATTGTTATAGTATGACCGCTAATTAAATCGCCATCAGTATTAATCATGGCAATCTCTTTAGTGATATTTATTTGCTTAATCATTGGCATAAAGCCACTAAACAAATCCTCTGTTTCATCAAACATTACTTCTTCTTTTTAGTAAATGTGGAAACATTTCTAGGCGCTTGACCTTTGACTCCCTTTGTTGGGGTCCCCGATCTTCTTTTTCTCTGTACTGCACTTTTTCTTTGTGCAGCAGACATGGCTCTGGCTTTGGCAGCTGGCACACATTTAGCATAGCCGGAACCTCCAGCTCCAGATGTGCCGCATGGTTGGAACTTACCCTTTTTTTTGGGAGCTCCTATATTAACCCATTTTTGGTTAAACCATTTGGTTAATCCAACCCCTTTTGGTCCCGGCATTGCTATTTGCTCTTCTTTTTCTTGGCCGAAACAGTTCTCCAGCCACCACCCATTGACTTGTACTTCTTAACAGCCCAAGCATTGGCATATGCACTGGGGTATACGTCAAACTTTGCTCTAGCCTGAGACTTTGCAGCAGACCATAGAGCTGGCTTAGTTGGCTTATTCACCTTCGCCATGTTACTTCTTCTTTCTTTTAGCGGAAATCTTTCTAAGAGTCTTGGCTAAGTTTGCTTGGCGTACAGTAGTTTTACTGTACTTGCTCGGATTCTTTGTAACAGCTGCAGCCATACCAGCAACTGACTTGCCGGCTTTCTTTGCCTTAGCAGTGAATGCTCCAGGCCTTTTAATTGCCCCTTGAATCCACTTCTTATCTTTCTTCATTGCCATTATTACTTGCTCTTCTTCTTATTCATAATAGCCTTCTGAATAAATGGAGGAAGCTTCTTCTGTGCGGATGTCAAACCAGCCTTACCATTTTTCATGGCGCCCTTCTTTGCGGCACCCTTCTTCATTGGGCTCTTCTTCATTGCCATTCCTTTTTCTTTTTTCATTCCATAAGCCATTTTATTCTCCTTTTTTAGCTTTTTCTTTTGCTATTTTTTTCATATGCCAATCAATATGGCCATCTAGTTTATCGTCAACCTTGTCAACTTGTTCATCAACATGGTCTATTTTATGATGTAAATTAAGTATATCATCCTTAACAGTGACCAACATGGTTGCTACAACATTATGGTCTGCCTTATTTTCTGCCCTACCTTTTTGCACTAGAGCAGCTAAAACTCCACCTACAGCAGCTATAACTGCTACAACCACAGCTTCCAATTTATGATCCCTTCACCCATTTTTTTGAAGGAGACTTTGTTTTACTTGGACTCCACTTAACTCTATCTGCCCAATAGGCAGCTGACATTTTGCCCTTAGATATATTCTTTGCGTGACGGGATTTGAATGCTTTTCTTTGGCCAACTGTTTGGTTTGTTTTGACACCTTGTTGTCCAAAACGAATTGTTTTAATTTTAGATCCAACCTTTGCAACTACTATATGAGACTTTGTTGGATGACCTGGTGTTCTTTTTGGTTTGTTATAACCAGAAACGCCAGCGCTTTTTAAGCGTGAATCTTTTTTAGGTGCCATTATTTTTTCCTTTTAGAACGCTTTTTGCTTTTTTTATTTATGTCTTTTAATTCAATTCCATACATGAAATTGTTTTGTCCCATTCTAGGTCCACTAATATATATATTTTTTTTGAAAGTCATTTGCTTTTTTTCCTCTTTAGTTTTGAGGCTGAAGAAATTGCTATTGCTATAGCTTGCTTTCTTGATTTAACAACTGGACCACCTTTTCCAGAATGAAGCGTTCCTCTTCCGTACTCACCCATTACACTTTTAATCTTTTTTTGGTACGCTGTTTTTTTCTTCTTTGCTGCCATTCTGGTCACCTTTGGGTTTCGAATATCCTTTGGATACTTTTCTAAATTTAGCTAAAGACATAACTTATATAGTAATAAAAAATACCCCACCTTTTACAGGTGGGGTAAATATTTTTATATATTATTGAGTCTTTTTTGGTCTTCCCTTAGGCTTTGGTGCTGGCTTATCAGCTGCTGGAGTCTTTTTGGCAGTGGTTGTTTTAGCCACTTTTTGAACGCTCTTAACCTCATCCTTGACAGACTTCTCAACATTCTTAATTGATGCGTCTACAGCTTCAGCTATTTTTTCCATTTCCTGCAGACGACCTTCAACAATTTTTTCGATTGAAGAAGGCACTACATTACTTTCTTTAGCCTTTTTCTTAAAGATTTTCTTTAATTTAGCTACAAATGACTTTAACATTTTTACCTCTATTTTTATTTTTAATATTATTTTCTAATATAATATAATAGTAATATACTATATAAACTATTTACCTTGCTGGGATTCCTTGATTAAAAGGTACCTATCTCCAGTCTCTTTTGAGACAACAGAGAACCCATATGCTGCCGCATCTTCGATTGCTTGTCGAAGCCCATCCTTATCGTCTATAGATACATCGGATAATGGAATCGTAATTCCAGCGTATATGTCAATGTTTTCAAAGTTTCCTATATTAACTTTTCTATTAACACCGCAAATAAAAACTGGGTTTGTAGATATTGATATTTCTTGTGACATTAAATTTACCACCTGGTCTATTGGAGAATCTGTTGTTGATTGTTCTTGTGCACTTTTTGTTATTTTAGGCATTTTGTTCCTGTAGAAGGCCTATCTTTTTAATAGTCTCTAAAGCCTGCTCCTCTATTGACATGCCATCAGTCCTAATAACTACAGAAGCCATTTCCATAACTTGTTTTATTTCTTGCTCTGACTTGTGGGACATCTGCTCCTCAGACATAAGCTTACCATCTCTTTTGTAAATTCTTTCTTGAAGAGTTTCGTCCGATGCATCAAAACATACTAGCACACCATTTGGCTGCTTCAGGATCGCTTCTGCTTCATTAACAAATCTTACGTCAGATATAATGACAGCAAATGGACTTTCTGCTTCTTCTTCTTCTAAAGATTTATAATAAGATTGATATAGTTTCGAAGCCTTAATAATTCCCCACATAGCGAAGCAATCTGGATTTCCTTCTCGACAAATGTCACCAGCCTTTTGAAGGAATGTTCTTGGCTTTGTGCCCTCTGGTTCGATTGGAAGATTGAATATATCTTCTACCTTATCTACAAAATCAAAATATCCTGGTATGTAACCCAATGCTGAATTGCCGTATATATCAAATAAAGTTTCATGAATTGAATACAGCTGTCTATTAAGAGCATTAACCCCTCTTATAGACTTCTTAATAGAAGCTAACTCATATAATGGTAGAGCAAAAAAGATATGATCCCAGTAAACACCATACTTCTTTTGCGCAAAAGAACCCTTGGGAACTATCTGTTCAGCTACAGATGTTTTTCCGCTACCAGCTTTGCCGGCTAAGCCTATAATAATCGGTTGGCTACTTTTAAAGTTTTTCATTGCACCTTATCCTTAGTTTAGTGATTTTATTATACCACTACGACAAACTAATGGGTAGATCTAGGCAATGATTTTTTTCCTTATTTCTAACTCGTCTAGAAATGTATTGGCCAACGCATCCGCTTCCCAAACAAATGATCTTGGAACTTGCAGTACCCTGAAGTTATATTCGGATCTAATATCTTCTATTGTCATCAGTAGTGGCATCAAAGAATTATTTTTACACTTCCATTTTCCACTTATTTGATTAGCAACAACCGCTGAATCAGTATAAATTATTGGATCAATTAAGTCCGACATGGAACATATTAATAGGCCAGCTATAACTGCCTCATATTCAGCTTCATTATTAGTTCTTGGCCCAAGTCCTCTAGCAAACTGGGCAACTTTTTTTCTATTCTTATAGACCACGGCAGCACATGACGCTTCACCGAATCTTTTTTGGCCTTGCCCCCTAGATGCGCCATCGCAAAACACTTCTATATTCATGATAATAAACCTACCTTATTGTGATACAACAAAATTGTATATATCTAATAATAAATTTTCTACTTCAGAATAAGAGAATAAATCTCTTTCTAGAGAAGAAATATTTTTTAATACATTTTCTATATATTGTTTTGCTGTCTCTATCTTTTCTGGTGGTTCATCCAATTTTAACATTATGTTTTATGCCATTTTCCTCTGCCATTTTATTTAGAGAACTTTCTTGTTTTGAAGAAGTAATCTGAATAGTGTAGTTCAATAAGTACCTAAGTCCTTCTAGCTCTACCTGCATTGGAAAATCTAGTGATTTTCTTTTCTCAGAATAAAATTCTTTAGGCTTACCTACAGCCTTATAGTAACCGACAAACATTGCTGCTCCCTTAATAAGTAGAGAAATCCGTCTCTTGATAGTACCCTTTTGATTCTCTGGCTGAAGCAATCTGCATTGACTGCACTTTGTCCATAAGCTTTCTAGCAGATTCTGAGGCTATTCTAGCTGCGCTTTCCATGGATTCAGCTAGGCTAACTATGGCCTCAGCAGTAACAAGAGCGTTATACTCTTCTTCTGCAGCCTCCATTGCTGCTGCTTCTCGTTCCGCCTCGTTCTTTCCTACTCTAGAGGATTTATATACCTTTTTATACTTTCCCTCTATTAGCTTATAGCTGGCTCTCGCCATACCAGCAAACCTAGCAGAACGCCCATATACGTTCGAGCTCTTTGCCACAAGTGAAGCTAACGCGTCAAGTCCTAAGTCGATGGTATCAGAATCTGGTATTTCTATAAAGTATTTAAACGATGTAGATTGATCAGTATATGCTGTAATGACTTCCTGAATTTGTGGCCCAAGAAAATCTGTCAACATCTGCTGAAGTTTTTCTAATGTTTGAACGTTCAACTTTTTTTCTTTCCTTTTTTCTTTTCACTAGCTAATAAGAAATCTTTTACACCTAATTCTTTTGCTAGCTGCTCATCTTGTTCTTGAATTAATTTAGCTAGCTTTTTCTTTATCTCATAAAGATGTTCTCTTACGGTATTTGGATGCTCGTTGATTTTTGCTGAAATTTCGCTTGATCTTTTTCCATCTACGAATCTCCATTTTATCAGCTGTCTTTCCTGAACGGTGAGGTTTTGAAACAAATCGTAAACATCTTCTCCGGAGAACCCAAAACTGATCTATTGTATCAGTAAGTAGCATCTGCTCCATCCTTAGTTCTTCTGGTTCAGCTTTAAAGCCAACATTTTGTTCATCGTCTGAATTCTCTGTTGGCTCATCTGGCGCAAGTGGAAAAGTTTTTCTACCTAACTGATCAATTAGGAATGTATCTACATTCTTTTTTAAGAGATAAAAAAAATAACTATACAAAAAACCACTAAATGGAATAGGCCCTTTGGCTGAATCTCTTCGCTCATACCTTTGGATGCATTGGAAGAAAGTTGACTCAACAGTATTTCTAATATCTTCTTCTTCACCATATCTTCTGGCCATGTACTGTATGCCTCTCATAACCTCCACAACATGTTTATATCCAGCGCTGTTTAGGTTATTTTTCATTAGGGCAAATCTAACATACGAATCTTTAACAAATAAGGAGATAAACCTCCTGATGTCATAGTCTGAGATATTATATCTGCCGTGATAAAGTAAGGAAACATATTTTGTTAAAAAGTTATTAAAAACATTTAATAACTCCTGCTTTGATTCCATTGACCCAGATTTAGCTTTTGCTATTAGGTCCTGCATTTCATTTTCTTCTAGAGAATAATATTGTTCTTTATAAGAACCCATTTTATTTGCCTTCCCAATGTAATATACTATTTGAATACATGTTTCTAATATCTTCGTAAAATACTATGTTGGGAACTTCTAATTCTTCCATAAAGTCTTTTGCATTTTTTGAATATTTACTTATAATACATGTAAGTTTTTCGAATTCTTTTGGATAATATCTTTTAAATCTTTTTAATTTGATTTTACTTTTATCATCTAAGTATCCTTTTATTTCTACCCATTCCTCTGTTTTGGGAAGAAAAAAATCTGGTGTGTAACCTTTTGTTCCTCTTTTAATCGGAAAAGAAAATACTACAGGTTCAAAATCAAATTTAATTTTATATAGATTTAGTATCCTAACAAAGTTTGCTTCCCAACTTGATCGAACATTGAGTTCAATATCTTTCCTGAATCCACTTTTAGTATTTTTGTAGGCATTTCCGTTTCTTTGCGACTTCTTTTATATCTTCTTCTATGATTTCTGTATCAATTTTCTTCTTTGCCAGAAGTAACAGATTCGGATGTTTAGAAAGCTTTGATCTTGATAAAAAAAATTGTCCTGACTTGACAACATGTAGCTCCATTGTGATATCCTTTTCTGGTCAAAACACCTATAACATTATAGTTTAAAAAAAAATAAAAAACAAATACTTCCACATAAAAGTTGTGGAACCGAGAACAGGATGATATAATCAACACCATGGAAAACACACTTAACACAATCAAGAAGATGACAGCAATCGAACTCAACGAGAAGGCAATTACTTCTTTTGAGTCCAATGGTTTCTCGCGTGAGGAGGCAATCAAGATCGTCAACACCGTCGATCATAGCCAGCCTTTTCATACGCCTGAGTCAAGCTTCTGATTAATCAAATAATTAACCCCCTCGGTTTAGGCCGAGGGGGTTTTTTTATGCCTTTGCAGCTTTCTTATTTCTAAATACTCCAGTAGGACATGCACCACTTTTTGCATGCTCGCAGTAGCTGCAGACCCTTGTGTTTGAAGTCGGCAAGAAGGAGGTATCCTGCATGATTCTATTTATACTATTAAGTATTTTTACTTTTACATTTTCTAGATCTTCTTTAGTAAAAAGGTGACCCTTTTTTCTTCCAGATCTAAGATAATATAGCTCAGCATATATTTCTTTATCAGGAAATTGCAGTGAGGTAGCTAGCGCATAGATTCCTAGCTGAAGATTATTTGGAACTTCTTTTTGGCTAACTTCCCATTTGCCAGTTTTATAGTCAATGATATTGACTGTGTCTCCGCACGATGTCAATGCGATCTATAAATCCCATTATATTATATGTTCCTATTATGAATGAAAAGCCATATTCTTTTTCATATACATCAAAAGTAGAAGAAGAATATTTATCATAGAATTCATTAATGATTTCTTTTCCAACTGATATCAGTTCTGGAGATATCTTTTCCTGAGGGTCATAAGATGATTTATGTTCTTCAAATTTTTCCAGCATTACATCATGCTGAAGTAGATCATCTTTTGAAACAGTATCTTCTAATACAGAATGGACTATGTTTCCGCAACACAGCCGCCTCTGCAAAATGCCTAGGTTCTTTTTGTATGTAGGTATAAAAATATCTAGAAGGACACTGTTGATAGGTATCTAATCTTGAATAGGAGAAATCTACTATTGCTAACCTTTCTAGGTCATCAATTGAGTCAAATGATTTTATTTGTATTGTCATTGATTTATATTATTCTCTGGATCGTAAATAATATTTCCATCCCTATCATATTCTCTTCCGAGTTCATCTAGTATGTGACCATTATATTTGTTTATGAAAGTTCCCTGACCCGCTGGAACCCAGCCTGTCTCTCCTATTTCCATATAATCGTCATCAGCGAATTGTGACATACTCTTCTCCTATTTTGATAGTGCAGTCTGAAAATTTCTCTATATTTAGATAGTAGTTTAAAACAGTGTGTAGATTTAGAAGTTCTTCTTTAGTAGCAAAAAGACCTACAACTCCGACCTGCACAAAATGTTTTTCTGGATTCTCATCCAAGTATTGGACAAGCGATACATTTCCTTTTGTTATTTTAGCTGTCTCTACGTTACTCATTTAGTCCTCATCAATAATTGTTATTGGGTTCCACGTTGGGTCATCCATCTTTTCTCTCATGTCACTTACATAAGAATCCCAATCTCTTTCATCTTCGGTTTTCTTTACATAGTTGACTTTACCCTTGAATGGATTAGTTTTAAATCTTGTAATTATTACCTTTCCAGTCTGAGTTTTCCACCTAAGCACTCCATTTCTGCAATCACAGAAATCGTCTGGATGATGATCGATTACACCTCTAGGATCAAATCTACCGCTACAGTTTTTGCATTTATCATACTTCCCCTTGTCTGCACAACGAGAGCATGAGAAACAATACGACCAGCAACTTCTCTCTGCTGGATTTTGATAGCTACCAGGAGCTGCCATTTTGTGTCTCCAATTCTAATATCGAGTTAACTAACGGAACTACCTTTTGTGAGGATAGTGTATTAAATTTATATGTAATTTTATGTTTGTCATCCTGTATTTCTATAAATACTGGACTATTGCCTTTTGTATTTGAAATTATATCATATATTTTCTTAAAAGTAAGACTAGATATATTGTGAGGAAATGAAAATACGATAGCTTTTCCTCCAGAAAATAACTTGGAATCTATTTTTTCTGATGAATTGTAAAATATCTTTACAGTAGAATTTTCTTCTTCTGTTTCTTTATTAAGAAAACCATTTATAATTAAAATATCACCTGTAGAAAAATAGTTGTCAGGAATATCTTTAGCTGTCTTTGGAAAGACGACGACCTCTACGGAAGAGGATATGTCTTCTAATTCAAACTTAAACATCTTGAGACCCTTTTTAGTGGTTATCTTTTTAACCGAGGTTATGATTCCACCAACTTTAACTGGACTACCTGCTTGTATATCTGATAAATAAACAATCTCTGAAGTAACCTTTGCTTTTATTGCACTCCATATTCCAGAAACGGGATGGCTAGTTACATATATTCCTAGCTCCTCTTTTTCTTTTTCCAGAATATCCAATTCTAATCTTCTACTAACATCTAAGTCTGACGGTGGAACTAATTCGTCTAATGCACCAGCAGCAGACAGATGTTCAAGGGTTGACTTCTTAAGTATAACTGGGTCACATCTTCTAAAGAAATCAAACATATTGGTATACGGATTATCTTTTTGTCTACAATTTACAACTGCCTCAGCGATTGCAATGCCTATTCCATTTATGGCCGACAGACCAAAGATAATTGAATTATCATCCATTACCTCAAAATCTATTCCAGAATAATTAATTGATGGCGGTAGTACATTTATCCCAATGCTTCGACAATCTGATAGATATAAACTCTGCTTCTCTTTATTTCCTACTACAGAACTCATCAGAGCAGCCATGTATTCAACTGTATAATTTGTTTTAAGGTAGGCTGTTATGTAAGAAATCATCGCATAGCTTGCTGCGTGCGCCCTATTGAAGCCGTAGCCTCCGAAGTATTCGATGTCAGAATATATTTTGTTAGCTTTTTCTTCTGAAATCGAAGAAGTTTTAATACATCCGTCTACAAACTTTTGCCTAAATAATGCAATCTTATCCATCAACTTCTTACCAATGACCTTTCTAAGATCGTCAGCTTCAGCAGAAGTGAATCCAGCCAGTTCTCTTGCAACACCAAGAACATCTTCCTGATATAGCATGATGCCTAGCGACGGACCCAAAACTTTTTCTAAATTGGGATGATCGTAAACTATTTTAGACCTACCATGCTTTCTGTCAATGTATAGCTTATCCATTCCTGATCCCATGGGACCTGGTCTATAAAGAGATATAAGGGCCATGATGTCCTCAATATTCTGAGGTTGAAGCTGAACCATCAGCTGTCTCATGCCAGAGGATTCAAGCTGAAAGACTCCTATGGCATTACCTTTTTTCAATTCTTCGAACGTCTTCTGGTCATCCAATGGAATTTTATCTACATCTATATCAATGCCCTTATGCTTTTTAACAAGCTTAATACATATATCTATAACGCCTAAGTTTCTTAATCCAAGGAAGTCAATCTTTAATAGTCCACACTGCTCCACTCTTCCCATGTCCCACTGGGTAACCACTGGATTATCTGCCCCCTTTTTCATAATAGGTAGATAATCAACAAGCGGACCCTTGGATATAACTATTCCTGCAGCATGTATGCCAGTCTGCCTAACTAGGCCCTCAAGACCAAATGCAGTGTCTACTATTTTTTTAGAATCAGAATCAGAATCATATTCATTCTTAAACTCAACAACTTCCATGCACTCCGAAAGGCTTTTGGATATACCTAATACTGGTGGCGGAACAAGCTTAGCTATCTTATCTCCACCAGTAAAATCGTATCCGAGAGCTCGAGCCGCATCTCTCAAAGATTGTCTAGCTCCAGTTCTATTAAATGTGCATATATGCGCGACTTTATCGTCACCATACTTTGACCTAGCGTAGTCAATGACTTGATCTCTATGTCGATCATCAAAGTCTAAGTCAATATCTGGCATTGACTTTCTGCCCTCAACAAGAAATCTCTCAAACATTAATCCGAATCTAATTGGATCAAGATTCGTGATATCAAAAGCATAGGATAGGACGCTACCTGCTGCTGATCCTCTACCCCATCCGACTCTTATGTCATTTGATTTGGCCCATCTAACTAGGTCAGATACAACTAAGAAGTACTCTGGAAATCCCATTTCCTTAACAACTTTTATTTCATGATTAGCTCTATCAAGAATGTGTGGTGGTAAAGTTTCCCCATATTTTTTCTTTAATCCATCCCACGCTAATCTTTCAAAATATTCAGTTGACGATTCTTGAGTTGGTATAGGAAAATTTGGAAAGTGAATTTGACCAAAATTAAGGTCAAGGTCAACCATGTCGTTGACCACCATTGTATTTCGCAACCACTCTTCAGAAAAGTTTCTTGTCATATCTTCATATGACTGAAGATAGAAAGCGTCTCCAGAAAAAGAAAATCTATCTGGAGTATTTATATTTGAGTTTGTCGCAACGCATAACATTATGTCATGAGCCTGTGCATCGTGTTGGTGAACATAGTGACAGTCTCCAGTTGGAACTACTCTTGCTCCAATTTTTTGAGCTATTTCAACAAGCTGATTGGAAATCTTTCTTTGCTCTGTTAGACCATGATCTTGTATTTCTATAAAATAGTTTTCTTTTCCGAACTATATCTTGCATCTTCTTTGCGGCTGCAAGAGCAAATTCGTAGTCATTTCTCAACAACGCCTGCGAAACCTCGCCATTCAAGCATCCCGAAAGAACTATGATCCCTTCGCTATGCTCTGAAATTAAACCATGATCTATTCTTGGCTTACCATAATAACCTTCAAGAAAAGATCTTGATGACATCTTAATAATATTATGGTATCCAATATTATTCTTTGCTAGTATTGTTATATGATATGGCCCTCTTTGTTCCCACTCATTCTTAGCTGGACCAGATCTCTCTTCTTCATCTCTATCAAATCTAGTTTTTCTTGCTTGATAGAATTCTGAACCTAGTATTGGCTTTACACCAACTGCTTTACCAGCATCATAAAAGTCAAGCCAAGAGTGTATGTTGCCATGATCTGTTGTTGCAAGACCTAACATCCCTAGGCTCTTTGCTCTAGACAAATATTTCTCTACATCACCATGTCCATCTAGCATAGAGAACACCGTATGGTTATGCAGGTTTGTCCAATTTTTCACTGAATTCCTCTATTCTTATCACTGCTATCCAGTGAAGAATTTCTCGACTCCCTATATGTAATCATTACAACTCCGCCACAATATTTACACGGAACATCTTTACCCTCTTGAGCAAAAGGGCTCTTATACATGTAGGACATAGGTTGATCAGACTTGCACTCTGTGCAAACGCCTATTACATCGTCTGGATCGTTTATATTATTGCTCATCTTCTTTCTCCTTTTGTATCGGTTTGTATGCAAATCTTACTGGTGACGGAGAAGATTCCTCAGAACCCTCTACATATTTATTTCCTATTTGAATCCATTTTTTCTTTTTATCTAGCTGACAAGAACCACATCCTACGCCAACTGAATTAGCTCTTTCACAAGTATAAGGTCTTCCTCCAATGCCCATCTGTCTTCTTTTTATCCAGTCATTTATATGCGCGGAAGATTTTTCAAAATTATAATCATCACACATACTAAGAATACTATGAAGGTAAGTAATTGATTCTTCGTTATACGTAAGTATAGAGCATAGAAAAAGTCTAGCTTCATGTTCTAGGTGACGATTCTTCTTGGCTTGAAGAGCAAGATTTTTAATTCCACTACAATTCTTGAGTAGATTGTCAAGTGTAAAAACCTTGTCTGTTTTATCTAAATCTTTAAAGGCTGAGGAACCGTGTTTATTAAAGTAAGAAAGAAAATCTCCTGATCTAGCTTTTTCTATCTCCATATCATAGCTAAACTGCCTAAACCATTCATTTGCTCTTGCATTGAAAGATTGCTCTTGAACGGTATTGTCACGTAATTCAGTGCAGTATTCTTTTATATCTTGCAGAGATGAAAATAATAAGCTACTGCTAATTCTATTCTTATAAAGACCAGTTAATTGATGCTTTGACCCTGGAAGTCTCCACATTCTTCTTGGATCATATACAGCAAAGTCCAAGCAATCTAGCCCTAGTTCATCCTTTAACCTAGATGCTATATATCTAAAAATCTTTGGTAGGGCATTTGATGGATTTATGCCCAGGCACACTGCCTCACACTCTACGTGAAAGCCTTTCTTGCCAGTAAAGTATACAATTATTGAATCTTCTGGAATGTATTTACAAAGATAAGAATAAAGTTTTCTACATTGGGCAAGGGATACTTCTTCGTCTTCACTATCTATGTCAAAGTATAGAGATCCTAACCTAATAGCATTCTCTATATCCGATGTATCGTAATGCCAAATGGATGTATAGAGGCCAGTATTCTCATGTTCTTTCCTAAATTCATCTATTGAGAATATGCTTATTAACTTAGCGCTGCCAGATTCTTTTTGTCTAATAACTCTAGACAAAGATGGTATATATACAGCTGTTTCAACCAATTGCCATTTATTAAGATACTTTTGAGTATCTAATGGGATGATCATAGTATTTTTTTCTTAAGCTCTTTTTCTTTTATACTTCCAATATTTACCCTAGATGCGGCGTTCATATACTTGCTATTATTTCTAAAGTAAATTGAGTCACTTATAATGCTTTCTATATTTGAAAGCAGATAATATCTTCTTCCTATTCTATCATCTTTATCCATCTAGTCTCCACTTAGGATTAATTAGTTCACTATCTTCTATTACGCTATGAATTTTAGAAGCTATATTATCAGATAGGTGAACTATATAGTCTAGATAAGTAATCGGAAAAGTTTCTGGAACTGGAGACCAAGGACCAAGATGACATCTAACTAATCTTAGGATGGACTGAACAACTTCTTCTCCAACAAATAAAGTAGAAGATTGGGATTCATTCGCAAATTTTTTGTCATCATTCTGACAGTGAGCTATAAATTTTCCTACCGTGTAAGGATGCATTGGATCATAGTGAAAGGAACCGTCATCCTTAGACTCTATACCCTTACATAAATCATGCAGTAGGCACGCTGCCAATACAAGGTCACTTTCTTCAGGTGATAGGGAGTAAGAATCTGCCATAATCATGGCTATTCTAACTACTCGTTTTGTATGAAGAACATTCCCACCTTCATTATGCTCATCTGCTGGATGATATTTTCCAGAAAAACTTGAAGGAATTTTCCAAAAAATATTAGCCCTAACAAGAATTGACCTAACGAATGATTTGATTGCATCATCTGATATAAGATCTATTTCTTCCAACAAAGGGAGTAGTATATCATTCTCTTCCTTTAGGGAAATTGATTCATTCTTTTGAATGAGCAGATCATCTAGTATTGATTTTGTCATTTTGTAACCTCGCTATCCCAGCCATTCCATTCTGAGCATGGCTTATCGTATGGACATTTCTTGCAATATGGTATTAGTCCTCTCTTGGGAACTAAGAGTTTTGTATTTTGAAGTTTTTCTAACCAATAATTAAATGAATTTAAATCGTTTAAATTTATTGGGAAATCATTGAAATCTAAATTTGGACTCAACATATCTATATAGCCAAATCTGGTTTGGCTCATTTTAGATGGATTCATGTTATTGAATGCCGAGTACATAGCGCAAAAATCTACTACATATTGGCTTTTATTTGTTTGTTTATAGTTAAATAATATTTTTGTTATATGATAAGTATTATTTTTGTATAAGATTAAATCAAATTTATCTTCAATATTATAAGGCCCACCGCTTGGAACGATATATTCTTCTGATATTGACATGGGTATGAAGTTACTCTCAGAATACTTTTCATAAAATAAAAGCAGAGCTGCTGCTGCCTTTGATGTTAAGCTTGCAACATTGCCATAAACTGATTCATGTTGCTCAGTTATAATATCATAAGAAGTGGTATTCTTAGGGAACCACATTTTTTCCCATCTATTAAGAAGCGATGCGTATGAGGGTATAACCCCTGACTGCTTCTTGTAAAAGAAGAAATAAATAATATTCTTAATAGTATTTTCAAATTTTTCTGTGTATATATCTCTTGAATATATTTTCTCAGGTATTTTTTCTAAATGCCTATAATCATACAATCTTTCGCATAACTGAAAATCCTTTAAACCATCTACTGAAACAAACGGCATCAGTGAAAATCCTTTCCATTGAGAAGATCGTCCAAAAGAGATGATGTTGAGTCGTATGACTCCTCCGTAATTGGATCATATTCTTCGTACTTTTTTTTGAAATCTACATATCTTACTAATGGTGGGTCATAGCTAAATGAAGATCCAGTGATTCTATTTTTTGGTATTTGAAGCTGCATTATATTTTCATCAACAGTGTCATCATCGGTTGCCAATCTTTTTTCTGTTATGAATATTGTTACAGCGCACTTCTGCTGAATTGCCAATGACCCACCAGTATCAGACTGCTGAACAACTTCTCTTTTTTCTTTCATTCTATTTGCATTTTCTTGCGCTGTTATTATCAGTACACAGTTCATATCTCTAGCTAGCTTTTCAAGCTTTACCATCATCTCTTCAAACTCGCCCCATCTAGCCTTGCCTTTGCCTCTGGTAAACATAGATTGAATGGTATCGATAATAATTACGTCTGGAAGATTTTGGTTATGACCCAAAATATCCCTAAGCCAAAACTCTAAATCCTCAAAGTAAGGAGTATCAGGATCATGCCTAACCATTAAACGGTCACCCCATTGTGACAGCTTATCTTTAAACATCTGCATGTACTGTTGTTTTTGTTCGCTGCTCCACTTATGTGCCTCTGAATAAACATTCTGCTCAATTATCTGAGTAAAAAGAATTCTTTCCCAGTGACCAAGGGCTTCTTCAAAGTTTACATAGAGAACTCTATAACCTTTATCTAGCCAATTATTAGCTAAACACTTGGCAAATGTGCTCTTGCCCTTTCCTGACGGAGCTATTACGGCATGCACAGCGCCCCTAAAGAAGCCTCCATCGTCAGTATATCCCATTACTCTATTGAGTGATTTAAATTGCGTTGGAAGGAAATCGGGTATGTTTAAAAGAGAATCTGCTCTAGTTATAATATCAAAGCCATCAGTAACTTTGTCTAATGGATCATAATGTATTTGATTCTCTAGCTCTCTAATTTGAGAGGTAAGCTTCTCAATTCTAGCAACATCTTCTGGTGTTTTCTGACCCTTTTGATTGAGGATCATCTGCAGCTCCTGCAGGTAGTTGATCTGCTTTCTTTTTCTTGCCTTATGCTTTATGAGCTCAGTGATTGATTCTGGATTTGAAAGCTCAAGACCCATGAGTATGTCTAGCATTACGGAAACACCAGCATTTCCGCCAAGCGCTTCATATATATCTGTCTCTGAATCTAGCCAAGACTTAAAAGCTATTGGATCAACTATATTAAGTTGAGTTGCATTATGAAAAGATAGAAGTGCTTTATAAAATTCGTTAATTCCTATGTCACCATGAATAATTCCGACTTCTTCATCAGGAAGGTTTTCGGAAAAAAATGTTATGGCATCTGGAACCCTTAAGGATAGAGCAAAAATTTGATACTCTACAGGCAATGAATCAGTAGTCTCTGTTTCCTGTATTTCTATCATTATTTTTTTTCTTTTCCTTTATAGCTCTATAGGCTTTTTTCCTATATTCTGAATTTCTTTTTTTACTGATTCTATATGCTTCAGAATCGGTAATCTTTCTTTTGTTTTTTTGCACTTCAACAGTTTCGCTACTTCGTATAGCATCTAACATTCTATCAAACACTGACTGTTCTGTCAGGCTATCATTGTATCTAAATACGACTAAGGCTATATTATTATTTTTGCACCATTCAGCTTTTTTGGTGTCACGCTTTACAGCTTCTTCAAACTCATACTTAGAGTCATAAAATCTACTTGTATAGTAGAAATGCTGCCTACCATGATACTCAGCAGCTATCTTATATTTTTCACAATATACGTCTAGCTTTAGCTTATCTCCGATATGGTATTCATTTATAATGATCTCACCAGGAAGCAGCTTTTGCATTATGGCTGTTAGGGCTGTTTGGCCCCTAGACATTTTCTTTCTTCTTTCCTTTATCCAAGAAAGACCAAGTGCATTAATTTTTTTATTAACTTTGTCTAGAGGCCAATTCAGCTCTTTTGCTATTTGAGATAGAGAAAAGTTTGATTCAAAAAGAAGATCGACTAGTAGCTCAATATCGTCATCGTCTTCTTGATATCTTTCACTTTTCATTTTTAGACACTGCGTTGTAGGTTTTGGTAAAATTAATTGTTTTACCAAGATCTATAACAGACATATCTAATCTTTCCCAAATTTTTCCAGCTAACGCCAGACCAAGTGAACTACAGTCCATCAAGCAATAGTCAACTCCACCCTCAAACTCTGAAATTTGAGCGAATACATCATCAAGTTTATCGTAATGATTACTGTATGGAACAGTTATTACATTAACTTTTGTGTTTAAAGTTTTATAAATTGTTTTTTTATCATGAAAAGATACCACCAAAGTTGGGGTATTCTTAAAGTAAAACGAACAAAAGTAGTCAAATATATCTTTTTGATTTAAAAAATAATGCTCAAATAAATTTGAACTGTAACTTCTATCTGAATCCTGAATACCAATCTTCGCATGCTTATTATTATTTATATCATCCACTAAACCAGAAGAATAGTTTTTCATGATTCTGGGGTGCTCTAGTGATATGCTTTTAAGAACTGCTTTTGCAAAGTGATTTGGAAATGAACTTTCATTCTTTTTATTTAAAGCTACAATTGAATACTTTGATATATTCATGAAAGAAAATTTTTCTTTAGCGTTCATTAACAAAGTTAAATCAATAATTGCTTGCTTTTCATTCTTCATTTCATACTCCGATTTATAGGCCGAATTTTCCCCAGTCAATTAGGACTGGAGCTTCATCTACAATAGAATTAATATGGTTAATATTATGGAATTTTCCACCATCTAGCTGTGAGTATCTCTCAAATTTAGACTTTTTATCTTCATCATGTACATAACCAAGATGCTTCATAATTAAGCCAGAGTTAATCCAAAAATTATTTTGCTTTAACATATTTAGAACATATGTCGGCTCTGAGCCACATGCTAGCTCTCTATCATGAAACGTTCCGCCATTCAAGAATCTAAAAATTCTACTACTGTTAGTGGGAGCCCAAAGTTTATCTACTCGATACTGCATTTGATTCCACATGTGGTAGAAGCGAACATTTACAACATCTTTTTCTGACCTATTGAGTACTGATTTTATATCCAATGAATCAAGATTATTGATATCATATAGCATTTCATCACAATCTATTGCGATAATCCAATCACCCTCATGTGCATGATTTTCAAGATTCAACCATGCGTACTTGCGCAGTCTGCCCTCATGTACATTGAACATTCTTTTTGGCGTTTTATATACATGCGCATAGCTTGATGCTACGTCAGCAGTGTTATCGTCTGAACAGTCATCTGTAAAGACAATCTCATCTACCTGCTTTGATAATCTTTCTAAAACATCTTTTAGAAATCTTTCGGACTCGTTACGTCCAACCATTTGAGCAATAACTTTTTGAGTCATAACTTCCAATCTTAAAAATGAGAATAGCGGGGTTTTACCCCCGCTACCTCGGACCAATAAAAACTATCAATCAACGATCTGTTCGCGAGCCTGCACTGCAGAAATTCGCTCAACATCAACGTCTCTGAACATAAGCTCACCCGAAACACCTGGGAGGGTGCGGCGATTGCTCTTAGCGAGCTTCTCTGCATCCGCCATCGTGTTTGCCTTCACGATAGAAGTTGTGGTAACCGTGAAGTACTTGAACTTGTTTTCTGACATTTTTTGTCCTTTCAATTATTTAGTTGGATAATGAATTGCGATATATTCTATCGCATCTTGCAGGGTGTCTGCAAGTTTTGTTGCCATATATTTCATGTACACCCTATCCTTATGTTTTGGGTGACAGAACACAACTGCTGGCTGTCCATGGATTTTAGCCCACGACAATTCAAAGTCAGTTCCAATATATGCGCGATCTTCTATCATATATTCTACAAGAATAAGATCAGATCTCTCCTGCATAAATATATTTTTTCTTGCTACTTCTTCTGGAGACATGTCTCTATCTTCTGGTATTGAAGTAGGATCATACACTGAATAACCACGCTGTGTCAACATAAACGTGGCTTCTTTTCTCCAACTTATTGCGTACTCTCCAACGTAATCCATAGCGCCAGAAAGAAAAACTGTTACACTCATACAGGCCAATAATACTCTAGATCTGCTGGTTCGTCAAAATATTGAGAATAATATTCGTAATCTTTTCTCAACAAGTTTGATCTATGTGATCTGTGCAAGTCTTTATTCCCGAACCAACTAGGAAGGGTTATGCGCTTATAGTCTAATTTTTCAAGCTGCATTGTATTTTTATAGCCTCGCTTTACCCACTCTTCTATCGTGAAGTTCTGATAAAGCTTTAGGGCTTCTTCGTAGCCTGTCCACATACGGGTTACTGGATGATTGCGCCAACCTTTTGTTGGTGTTCTATCGAGCAAGATATTCAGTACTTGAAATGTCTCTACTCTTTGCTTTCCGAGCCGACGATAGTCCAAAACTCTTACTGATTGCAAAAGGTCTGGGTACGGCAAAAAAGTTTGCATTTTATTAGTCTTTCTTAAACTCTGTCCATGTTTTATCGCCAACACCATAATACTCTCTAGCTAAACCTGATGCAACTATATCCGTATTTAAACATGCACCTTCTGCATTCCACACTCTTGCCAAGACTCTGCCATACTTTTCATTCTTGTCAAGAATAGTTTCTATCTTAACCTTGTGCCCTGCTTTTGCTAGCCATTGATCAGTGAATTCTTTTGCGGCTAAGCCCTTCTGTTTTTCTTCTAGATTAGTTGTACGACTTTCCGGTGTATTAACGCCATAGAGCCTAACTCTTCCCTTACGAAGTGTATCAAATCCAAGATCAATAACTATATCGAATGTATCGCCATCAATTATTTTCTTTACTTCTGCATTGTAGTAATAAACGTTTTTATCTTCCATTTTAATCTCTTTCTATTCCTATATAATCGCAAGCTTTTCTAAATATCTCCCTACTTACTGGGAACTGGGCATCAGCGTGGCTATACCCTTCTCCTGGCTTTGGAGACGACGCATGCCAGCTATGACCAATAGATATCGATCCATCATAAAATACATTATACCCTAAGTGTCTAGCAAAGTATGAGCACCAGGTTTCCTCGTAGTAATGAGGTGTGGGTAAAAATGCTCCTGTTGCATTAGGATACATTTCCCTATACTTAGGATGATTTGTTAAATCGTTCCAAACATCTCTTCTTACAAAGTATGCAGATCCCGATACGGTCACGCACTCGACTCTATCTTTGTAGAGAATATCTGATGGATCATGTTCCTTCCAACCCCTATGTTTTGGCGATGTATTTGTTCCAACAATTCCTGCATGAGTGATAAACCCATGCTCATCTCTTTGCTTAGGTCCGAATATGTGCATATCTGGATTTTCGTCAAATAAATTTTGTATTTTTATAATATCTGAAGACGTAAACCATACATCTGCGTTTAGTATTGCTACAATATCAGACTTTGAATTTGCAACCATCATGTTGGCAGCTGCTGAGTATCCTATATTTTTTCTTAAAAAAGTTCTCTCTATAAGATATTTTTCTTCATTTTCTCGTAGCCAATCAATGGAATCATCTTTGGAATCGTTATCTGTTATGTATAGATTCCATTCTTTTACGAGCGCGCCATTTGGACCATTTAAATCAGAGTGCAAGACGTCCAAAAGTCTTTGCAATTCTTTTCTTGAATTATAATTCACAACACATAGATCAATCATTTTTGTCCTCACAGACTATTAGCTCAAACGCATTTTCAGGAGACAGACCAAACCCAATGTAATGATTCATTTCTCTAAATGCCTCATCAACATATGATTCATCAAAAAACTCTATCAACCTATTTCTATATTGATTCATTGTTGTTTGATCTTTAAATTGATTTTTAAACTTAAAATAATTGTACATAGATAATGCTGCTATTCCTGCTATTGATCCGACAATAAAAAGATTACCACTCTTCTTCTTCATAACCATCCTGCTCAGGAATATACGTTTTATTAACCCATTCATATATATCCTCGGCTATCGAAAGCCAAGACGCTGGGTCTTCTGAATCTTGAGCCATATGATTATATAGATTGGCTATGTGTTCTAGCACATCTTTATCGGCAACGAAGATTGCTTGTCCAGGTGCTACCTTAACTGTAATTTTTTTCTTACTCATTTTCTTATTCTTCTTGTTGACTATTATCTAACTTATAGAGACAGATGTTATCTGAATCTGGTTCAAATGTAACAAAAAATATGTTCTTATCATTTTCTGTTAACCCATCTGGAGGTGGTGATTCTACAGCAATTTTCTGTGAAGAACAACCATACACTTGACTATGATTTTTGTATACAACTAAATAATTTAGTTTTGATGCTGGCACTAACTAACCTCTATTGTTTCTACATTTGATTTATTCAAAAACTTTTTAATATAATCCCATTGGATATAATTATTGTCTTTTACATAATAAACATATTTAACTGTACTGTTTGCTATAAGCTTAGCACAGGAGAAGCATGGCGGTCCATTTACGTATAGTTTTGTTGCCTTAGAGCTGTAGTCACTGTGTAAAAAAGCGTTAGCTTCTGCGTGGGTTGCTATGCAGTTGTCATAGTTAGTTCCATTTGCGCTGTTCTGCTCAGCTCTTGGGCATCCGCCATCATCACAATGCTTGAAACCACTTGGTCCACCATTGTATCCAAAGCCAACTATATGATTTGAATCATCAACAAGTACAGCACAGTATTTTCTTTTTTTGCATGTAGAAAATATTAATGCAGATGATTTGCACATATCCATGAACTGGATATCTTTTCTTTTTAATTTCATAATTTAAAGCAGTATTATTACACCAGCAAGAAAACCTGACAGCAAAGAAAGGACTACACAGATCTTTTTAACTTTTGCGTCCTCCGAGAATTGGTTCATTAGCTGCAGTGATATAACCCAATTAATTAAGAGGCTAAAAATAACAGCTATAAAAATATCAAGAATCACTTCTGTGCACCAAGCAGTTAATGGTTACTGGGAAACATGGAGAAATCAAATTATGTACAGCTTTTGCATACTCCCTAATTTCGTACTGTGAATCATGTTCAAGTCTCTGGTTTAAGAATAAACATATTGATTGCAAAGAGCATGACCATCTATACACAACATACATTCCATATGCTGGAAGCATCAATCGAGCTTGCTCTGGAGCAACTCCAGATTCTAATGCAAGATTATATATTGCCTCACCCTGCTCAACATATTTGATTAAGTTTTCAGTTAGTATTGAACCAGTCCAAGGATCAACTGGACCACCAGAACCCTGCTTTGAGTTTTCTGGAGCCATTCTCCATTCGTCATTTCTAGGAATGTAAAACTCTGGCTCCATAGTTATGTAGCGTCTAGAAGACTCGTTCCATGAATCCATCGTATGGTCAGATCCAACAACATATTTCCAGTGCTGCCTAGCAACCATAAGCGGAGCTTTAAATTCAAACGTTGCGAAAGCATGTCTGAATGGGGACATATGATTTTCTCTTGCAAGAAAATCTATCAGTCTTGCATCAGCTGGTGATATTTCTGAGCTTTCTTTTGCATATGATGCTCTTGCCGCATTTGCAACAGATAGATCGCTGCCCATGGTATCGACTAGTCTAACATACCCTTTATCTAAAACACTAATAATATTATCTGGTTCTTTTGACGTGACTTGCTCACTCATCTTCTTCCTCATCAATGTTCATATTTTCATCTAATTCTATAAATAATTCTACCATACAGTTGTTTAAGTCTTCTCCTGATTTATATAAAACATCAAGTATTTCATTTATATCTGGATCGTCTGGCGGTTCATTACTTAGTAGCATAAAAATAATTTGAGAAACATTTGATACGCAGTCACCTAAAACTTCCTGCAGTAAAATAAGCTGCTTTAAATCATAGGTAATAGCTTTATCTGTTTCTTTTTCTATTCCACTAATGTTCGTTGATTTTATGATTTCAGAAAATAATTCATTTATTTTGTCATTATCCATATTCTCATCAGACATTTAATTACCTTACTTTATGGGACATGCTCCAGTTGCACACTCTAAATCATCAAGAGAAAAATCTCCAGAAAGATCTGTAAATGATATCTCATTCTTAATCTTTGACTTTAGCTTATTGTATTCTTCTTCGCTAATCTCTTCATATGGAGCAAGTGCAAATCCATGCTCACTGTGAAGTAAGAAAGAAACAGACTTTACTTTATTTTTGTAATTAGCCTTCATCCAATCCTGAATCTCTGGCAGCTCTTCTTTTCTGTAATATACGGTAACGCTGACATTATTATCGGCCCACGTAGATTGAGCTTTAACAACCCATTCAAGTTGATTTACAGCTGTCAGTTCCTTTGCTAAGGTTGCATGACTTGGGGTTTCAGCTGGGAACTCAACGACGCAGATTGTGTGATTTTCTTTACCGTCAATACCAATGTCGTAAACTACTTTATAACCCTTGTCTCTACAATACTGTACAAGTGGATCGCTGCTTCCCATTCTTACTCTACGAATGTAATGTTTTGCATAAGCAGGGTGAATACCTGGAGTAACTCCAGCCAACAAGCTCAACGTTCCACTAGGCTTTACTGTTGTAAGTTTAATTGAAGGATTAATCCCCAGGTGCTTTGACCACTCTGCATCAAATGCTTTTAGTGCAGTGTAGCAATCTGCAACCCAGGATAGCTGTTCATCGGTTGATTGCAGCCAACCAGTTATTCCCTGTCCTAATCTACGATTCTTTGATATAACTTCCATACTCTTTTGGTATGGGTAAGAAAGAGTGGTGATTGCTTTCTGCGTCTTATATAGAAGCTTGCTTAAATCTACTAATTCTTCTTTTGAAGATATATTTGGTAGAAAAATCTCTGCAAGGTTGCAAGGTTCACCGTCTTCCAAACCGATTTCGCCACAGGGGTTTGTTCCAATAACTTTTGAGTCATTTACCTTTTCTCCAAGTCTTCCATATTTGCGTATAAGAGCTCTGTTAATCAAACCGTATGGCTCACCAGAACCATCGTAACCCTTCCAGAATTCTTCAATGATTTCATCATATGCATCTGCATAGATTGAGTTATTGGAATTTGCTCTCCAACCAGGAATATCTCCCTTGCCCCAGTTCTTTGCACGAAGGAAAAGGAAATCATCTGGATCACCAATTGCTATCTGAGCAGATCTACGAGCAGACCCAGCAACAACGACCTTACCAATGATATTGGCTATATCAAGAGCATCTATAGATCTAATCTTCTTACCTGCTCTTGCACTTAGTATTTTACAAATGTCTGCAATTCCTTCAATCAGGACCTCTGGACCAGACGCTGTCCCACCAAATGTCTTTAATGGTGCACCAAAACCACGAATTAAAATAGTTGAATAACTAAATGATTTTCCAGTATAGAAATAGCTATCTAGAACTTTACCAAGAAGATCTGACCAACCAAATCTTGAATCGGGAACTATAAAGTCAGCATCATTTGTTCTCTCATGCTTGATATAAGTAACATCCCTAACCTTTGGAAACTCATGCACAGAGGCTCTCTCAACTGTGTACCCTACTCCACCGCCAAGCATAAGGTGGTCCATTAAAAACTTAAAGTCTTCTACTTTTGAAATAGTTGTCATCCAGCAGTTGACGAGTGAAACACCGCTCATCTTTTGCACAAGAGGAGTACCTAACTGCCACAGTGCGCGTCCAGCAAAAGTTCCTTTAAGATTAAAGATGTAATCAAATAGTCTTTCCGCTTCTTCTTTTGAGTAACCAGCACCTATCTCTTGGGCTCCGTTAATGCAACGTGCAATTGTCTCATGCCAATTTTCTTTTCTTCCTAGTGATTCAATATCCCTAGAATAGGTTCTTTTGTAAACTATCTCACCCATTCCATTAAAACCCCATGGTGGAGTTTTTGTTGCGTAGGATTGTACGAATTCTTCGGAAAGAATATTGGATTGCATTTTTATCTCCTTGTAAATTATTTAGCTTGTATTTTTTTTACGTAATTCTGATTTACTTTTTGTAATTCTAAATTCTTGATCTTAAGTATTTGCTCTATTGTGTAGATCTTGTATATTTCTCTCTCAAAGAAATAACCACTTCTCCAATTAAAAACGTTCTTTATAATATTTTCATGACTAACAAATATGTTACAGACTACAGCTCCACCATAAGCCATAACAAGATTGGTAAATTTTACTTTTAATTCTTCAGAATTGCTAGAATCGATATAGCCATTGTCTTTTGCAGTATTATACAACCAGTTGAATGCTTGTCTTGTAACAGGCGATATGTCAATTGGATCTATTACCCCTAGCATTATTGCCTTGTTTCTGTTCTCAGCTATCTTGATATCTTCTCTCAATAGCTCTTGAAACATCTTAAACCAATCTCGTTCTTTAAATTGAAGCCAACCAGAACACCAGTAGAGTAGGTTGTCAGGGGGTTTGGGTATAGTACTCTTCTCCGTATAGTTTAGCAGTACTGCACAGCTTATGGATTTTTTCACAAACTCTTTTCGTTCTTCTATATCTTTTCTTTTAGCTCCAGAACTTTCCCACAATTTAGCCAGTGAACCTTTCCAGTCATTAGGCCCAAGAAATATGCTAAGGTATTTTTCTGCTACCTCAAAGGGAATTGCTCCCTCGTTAACCACTTTCTCTAAATCTTGATAAGACATTTATAATCCCTCATAAAATCATCTAAACTTATAAAAGGTCGCAATAAAACATTAGTCCCGCCCTTTCGGGCGGGACAACTATGTTTATAACTACCGCCTGCCATCACTGTTGATTATTATATCACAGCGCTAGCGGACGTAAATGTATCTAGGCTTTATTGCTGATTAAAATTCCCCTATCTTATTCAGATACTTTTTTCTAATCATCTTTTCCAACAAAAGATGGAAAGTTAAACCCAACCACGCTCCTATAAATATACTTTTTCCAATTGCCTGTTCTGTATGACGCCAAAAAGATCTTGTTAATGTTTCAATCTTTTTGGTCCTTATCGCATATACATCATATAAAACTATGATGGCTATGAGACCTGTCCATCCTATTAGCCCAGACTTCCTACTATCTTTTTCTAGACTAATAGGATTGAATAGAATATTAGAGAGCTTTTGCTGACGGAACCCCGTACCACTCTTTAACTTTTTCTCTGCCATAATCACCAGTTACGTTTGCCTGACCATAACCAGCTGTAAATACTTTTGCGCTAGTTACACCTTGTTCTTCACTTGGTCTAAATACACCGAATGAAGAAGGAGCTCCTTGAGCTTCTGTTCTTGCTCCGTGACCAGTGTTAGCAAATATATTAGCGGAAGTAACACCATCAAATATGTAGTTATTGTAGCTGTATTCACTAACTCTATCTGCGTGACCAAATCCTGATGGGAATGCTGCTGCACCAGATAGGCCCTTGTACTCTAGTGGCTTAAATCTTGCTCCATCGTATGTACCACTACCATCTGGGAATGTTCCAGAAAGTGGATGGACATAGAGTGTGGTGCCATTAAATAGCTGAGAGAGGAATCTATTGCCAGGGAACTGACCAGTACCTGGTGCAAAATGATTATCTGGGGCACCATCCAAGACATGACTGGTGCTATAAAGTGGGTAGTAAGAATAGGTTCCAGTACCCTTTGCCTTGCCAGTCATTGATGTATAAGGATTGGTCATCTCAGCAGTTGACCTACCCTTTAGAACTGGTCTTGGTCCAACGTAAAAAGTTGCCATTTATAGTCTCCTTGTGGATTTGTATAAGATAATAGTAAAAGGTATTAGCCTATATTGTAATCTTAATTATATAATAAAATCGCATTCTATCTTTAAATCAGACAGAACTGGAGGGGTTTTGTCATCTAACATATTTAATGTTACTTCAATCCATATTGAGCTAGATGAACCTGGATTATTTAAAGTATAGGATCCCCCATCTTCATATATAACCCTATAACTAAATGCTGTTGACAAAAGACTTTGAGGAACATTGTAGATATACGGTGTAACATTTGTTACCTCCGATATTAGTTTGCCGGCTGGGGCATCAAATTTTACAATGGTTTTACCACTGGTTAAGAATTTGTCATATCTTATATCTAGATCAGATAAACCGTAGCTATAAACATATTTATTTAGTTCTTTAAAATAATTTCTTTGATTCATCTTAATCCTAATTGCAGTTATTTCTAAATCTCCGAAATAAAACGACAACGGTCCTGAATTTGAAATTTTGTCAGAACCAGCTATTGACCAACCGCCAGGAGGGACCTTGCCTATCGCATCGGTTTGCCCATTATAAAGGCCGTCAATATTTAAATCATACCATCCATCTGATTCAATAAGATTAGGATTTGATTTAGTAGTATATTCTATGGAAAATATATCAACTGATCTCATTGGGTATGGATTAAATTTTATGCAGTTAGTCTTATTTGACCCCGTATATTCTGTGGGTATCTTTACATAAAACATCATCTGCGCTCCAGCTGAGTTAGCTGAATTAGATATGATATTTCTTTTCCAAACCTTATTTGGATCATCCAAAATACAATAATAAGTTGGTGTCGTATCAACAACTGAACCAGTGGAATCAACTCCAGAATAAGAGTTATCTATGTATGTTTTGAAAAAGTCTGGAACTACCTGACCAGTAGTTGCATTATAAAATTTAAGCTTTGAAGTTGATGACGACGAAACAACGGGCAGTGTTATGGTATTGTAATATGGGTCAAAGCTCAGCAAATCGGTTGATGAAATCGCATATGCTGTGGATAAAAAGCTAGCGTAGTCTAATTGAGTAACGCTATATAAAGATAAAACAGAGTTATCTGATTCAAGAGCACTTACTCTATCCTCTAAATCCTGAATTGCATTTGATAAAAATGCATGATCCTTGATCACTCTTTCAAATGCCTGCTGAAGATTTACCTCTACAATATTAGACTTATTATATAGATTAACTAAGTCCTGATAGTTCTCTTCAATTCTAGAATTGTAATCGGCGCTGTCTACTATGCCGTTATATCTAATGTCTCTTTTTTGTGTTCTAATAATTTCTGACATTTTAAATTCCGTTTTCTAATCTTTTTATTTTACTTTCTATTCTTGAAAGCTTTGCTGACAATATGTTTGTATTCTTTACGGATAAATCACCTAAAGATGACCCGTAGGCAGTAGTAGGATCGTCTATATTAATCTCTACTCCATCTACTTCGTAATCTGGACCATCGTTTAACTTTTCCGCCAATGTAATAGACTTTATATTTCCGCTCAAACCGTAAGTTTTTGCCAATATATCTGCATCTATTTGATCTAAATCTAATTTAATTCTTTCAAGATCTAAAATTAAAGAGTTCATTTCTAAAATTTCAGATGAACTTATCCTAGAAGCCCTGTACTTTTGTCTAGATCTATTAAATAAAGGTTCTACTATTCGTCTTCTATTAGATTTTTTGGAAAAAGTTATTCCCATATTAAAATCACCTTCTCATATATTAGTACTTGTAAACATAAATTAGACACTGGAATGCTTGAACTTTATTCTATATGATTGGAGAACTGGTGTAGAATAAGGGTTCTCAAATCTAGTAAGATCTGCCCTGAATCTTATGGAGTCAACCGACCTAGATGTCTTAGAGGTATAGCCAAATCTACATACTCCATCTATTTTTTGAGAAGAAAAAATCTGTTTAATTCCATATATTGTATCAACAGTAAAGTAATTTTCTTTATCTATTTCTTTATTAGCGAAATCAAATGGGCTTAAGTAGTAGAAGTAATCAACAAATATTGATCCATATCTTGATATACTTGTTCCTTCCATCAAAGAAAATGATGCCACGCCGTTATATGGCTTATCATAAGTAATAATTAAATTATTAATTCCTTCTTTAAATTCCCACTCTACACTCTTGCTAAGTGTTCCATTTGGAAGATCAGCTATCAACTGACCATTAAGGTATATTGCTAAATTAAAATTATAGTTTATTTTACTTACTGTAAATATAACCTTCTGATCAGAATTGCTTAATACTTTGGTCTGCATATAACCGCTTGAAGGAGATGTTATTCCAGGATATATTGAGCCAAGCTGCTCTTTAAGAATCGATGAAAGTATATTTGCTTTATTTTGCAATATTTCTGTGGACCAATAATCTAAATTTTTATAATTTGTCATTGTTGTATCCTGCATTATGTAATAATAATGCTTAAATGAATCCACATTTGCATATAGAGATGGATTTATGTAGTCCAAGCTTTTATTTAATGTTGCTACTCTATAAACATTTTTATTAGCATAGATGGATGAGGACGGGTTAATTTCGTTAATATTTTTTGAAGTTGAATTTACTGGTATTAATTGTAGATCATTAGCTAATGGATTTTCTTTAATCAGAATATTATCTCTCGTTGATGCCTCAAATGAGACAAGTGACTGGTAGCCAGCGGATTCTGAATCCTTTGGAGATATTGGTATCCAGTTAAAATCAGATATTGCAGTGGCATTTTCAACATTCTCTGCCACGTAGTATCTGATATCAGTTCCAGTTAATACTTGATCTGTTACATCTAGAGAAACCGCGTCAATGAATATTGACTGATTGTCTGATGATGGAATTGAATATGGTACAGAAACTATTGAGCCCTGCTTATCGTAATATTTAGATCCTATCATCAATTCTCTCAAACCAAACTTATATTTATATGGACTTGAAGAATCAGAACTAATATAATCTGGTTCAACCTTGGACATAATTATGTCTACAGAAGAATAATTATCTGCGGGGATAGCGGCTAAAAATGTTCCATAGTCTTCTCTAGAATTAATGATTCTAATCTCTGATTGTTTAGTTGAATCAACATAATTAGCTATAACATATATATTGACTGGAGAAGTGGTATAAACTGTTCCCTGCACCTTGGATATAACAAGTGAATTATTCAATGGTATTCTTATGCTTAATGATACAGAATTAATTAACGAAGAATTATATTCGTACTCCCAATATGTATCAGTTAATCCATCGAAGACATAGTTGAAAAGAGATAAATCAACATTTATTGGAAGCACTGATCCATTTGCCGAAACAGAAGCATTTGCGCTGCTTGCAATAATATTGTTTACGGTAAGATTATTGTAGTTAGCTGAATTCAATGAAGACAGTTCAACATTTTTTTTATCAACATTTACATATGCATCTGTGATATTTAAATCAATATTATTTAAAGATGCAAAATTCTCACTGATTGAATAGAAGAAACCATCAGTGTTGCTATTGGAGAATAATAAATCGTCAACTTTTGATTCTAACTCTGATCTTCTCTTTTTTAAATTTTCCATTTTTTTATTTAAGGCGTTGATGATGCCCATCAACTGGTCATTGTTTTGAAATATAGAATCAAATATTACATCTACATTAAAAACAGAATTTGCCATTATAGAATTCAAGATATCTACGTCAGTTACTGATATTGATCTGAGAACATCTGTATCTATTCTCAGTGGAAAGCCAGCTTTATTTACTGTAAAGTAATCATTAAAGGCTTTTCTTATTTCCTGATCATTCGGAATTACTCCAGAAGTATGAAATATTTTATATAAATTTTCTAAAAGCCTTGCTTTTTGTATTGTAGATATATTCACGATTTTTTAACCTTTGCTCCAAGAATATAAGAATATATAATTGGTGTTCTATTTGAATTCGGATCTTTTGATATTTCTAATTTAACTAAAACATTTTTTATTTCTTTTGGAACATTTGGATATGAATAATATGTGACGCCAGGAAGCTTATATCCTGTTGGAACATTTTGATTAAAAGCCAATACCTCGTCTCCATTTATATAGCCTGATTGAATAGGAGAAATTCTTAGCCAATTTTTTCCTTCGTCAACTGAAACATATGCATTAATCAAAGAAGATGCCTGAAAAATACTTTCCGTATCTGCCTGTATATTTAATATTAGAGACTCTACCGGCAAATCGAAATTAAATGGCCTTGATATTATCTGAGCGTTGTTTATATATTCATGATACTCAAAGGATATATCCCTGATTCCTATTGACATTCGCTTTGCTTTTAGTATCTGTTTTTCCATTTTTATTGGAACGTTATAAGTAATAGAACCTGAAGTTGCGGTAGATCCTAATGGGTTTTTAAAAACCGTAACTGGAACTATCTGCTTTACTGAATCTCTTACCTTAAATAAATTTGGATTAGATAGTTTTGGTATCGTCAAATATTCATTGTATTTTATTTCTTTATAAATACTCTCATCTATATTTGACGGATTAAATCTGTACATATTGTAAAATGGACTTTCATCTCTTGCTCCATCTACATAATCTGTAACCCAGAAACAATGTTGAATATCTACTTCTTGAAACTGGTTTTGTTCCATTGTAACTACTGCACTTGAAGCTTCAGTTTCTTCAAATGAAATTATGGCCTTATTAATAAAGAATGAACCATATGATTCTGTTGTTATATTTTCTGGAGAAGCCCCAATAAATATTGGTTTTTTTAACACTTCAAAATCTGTTCCATCTGATTTTGTCAGCATAACGCTGGTAACTTTTACTAGCTTAGAAGAACCAAAGTATGGAATAATTGTAAGTGAGTTACATTTTTGCGCAGCATTGGCCAATGCCTTAACTTTTAAGACTAGTGGTTCTGATATACTGTGATTTGACCAATTAACTAATGAACCATCGCTGTCTTTTATGTAACAAAATTCTTTCTCTGAGTAGCCACTATTAGCGTTGAATATTGTTGTTGGCTTTTCAACATTTAATGCCTCATATTCAAAGTATGTTAATGGATTTTTGTCCACAATATTATTTTTATTCCCAATTGATGGGCTATCTTCAAATACATATCGGTAAGAATTTGAGCTTAAAGGAGATGTTGACTTAACTACAACATGATTGTTTCCAATAAATCCATTTGACTCAATAACTTCTACTCTTGAACTCTGCCAACTGGCGGTTGAACGTGACTGAAGAGACAGCCTTCCATCAGATATATAAGGTATCCTGTCAGCTAAATACTTCTCTTCATCAATGTAATCATGATTATCAAAAGAATCTCCGATATAAACGATATCATCTGCTGGACTCTGTGAATACATTTGTAAAATTTTTGTTTTAGAACTTATTCTACTAATGTATTTTTTTTCTGATTCTACTTCAGCATTAAATAAATTGTACACATTAACAGTTTTTGCACTTAAGTAGTCTAGTTGTTTGGCTGATGTATTGATATCTTCTTTTAGGTCACTTAAAAACGAATTTATCTTTTTTGAAGAAGGGGGTTCGCCCTTTATCAGCTGCTCGATCTCTGTTTTAGCTGAACCAATTTTCTGATAAAGTTCACTTAATGATTTATTAAAGTCATCTATTATATCCTGTTTCGTTATGAAACTTCCCTTGGACCACTTTTCTACCAAGTCAGCTACTGACTTAGCAATTTGATCGTAAGCTAATGTATATGGAGATAATTGTGTCATAATTTACCTATTTTTTTAGAATAACTTTTGTGAGCTTGTCATAAAATGGATCATATATTTTTGTTTTGCACTTTACGAGAACTGAATCTGCCGAGCAACTGTAATTAATATTTGGTATATTCTTTCTCATTATCAATCTAAATCTGAGTGAATTTGGAACATAGTCATATATAATCCTAAATGGAAGAGAAATGTACTGATTAAATATTATTTCTTTTCCATTTTGAATAAAATAAATTCCAGAAGATTTAAGAGTAAAATCTGGAGAATCAGAACTTTCAGTATAGTTTGTTAGATTTATAGCATAAGAACCATCATTCAAGAGTACTTTTACTGGATTATATCCAGATCCATTTCCATAGAAAACAGTTCCGATAAGGGAGCTATAGCTAGAGTTTGATAAGAAAGAAGAATTTACGTATGGTATATTTTGAATAGTGATCCTATTAGATAAATCGGTTGAATTAAACAATTCTCCTTGACCATCACTATCAGATGCTGGCTTTGTTGATTCTTGGAAAAAACCATTAGAGACAAAGTCAATTGAGCCATAATTATAGAATTCTAGGTTTAAATCATAACTAGCGACATAAGTTGAATTTGGATTAAGCGACGTAATAGTTATGATATTTCCGGAAACCGAATATTGACTTGGATCAATGATCCAGCCATTTTCATAAAGACTTAATGAATCCTGCCTAAAAGAAAATCTAGTTCTTGCAGTTTTACTGCTTTGATCAAAAAATAAAACTTCTGAAGAAATAGAACTTTCTCCATGAGAGATAATTGGAATCCAGTATCTTTCATCATCTGGAACTTCTATCGTTGAAAAAGACAATTCATAAGATGTTGATTCCTTAAGATCATAACTATAATTAAAAAGATCTAAGTTTGACTTATCTTTTATTAGCTTTAATTTAGCAGCAGTGGGATGTCCATTTAGTGGTATTTTTTTACTAACAAAACATGCTTTATTCGATTGCTTTGCTTCAACGGATGCAAATTCTATTGATTTTAAAGAAAAAGAATATTCATACTGGTCTTCCTGTTCTTGTTCCAACATATCTAAGATGGTTGAAGAAGAAGATCTAGAAGCGACTTGCGCATTTGAAAATTGAAATTTAGATGAATTAAAATTGTTAGAAGACTTAATTGGCAGAAGTCCTACTGATTTAAAGTTGAATAAGTTTGCGCCTGAAAGAGAAGATTCAACATAAGTTCTTTGATCAAATATTTCTGCTTTTTGATCAATTACATGAGCCATAAAATTCTGAAATATATTTGAAATAATTGATGAATTAAAATTATCAAAACTTCCATTTTCCTTCATGTCTTGAAGAAGAGTTCTTGAATATATTGGTGCATTATTGGAGTCATCAACACATGGATACCTATAAGAATAGTAATTTGTTATGTAGTCTTTGTTTTTTACTAGTTCTTTTAAAGAATTATTTTTCAAAAAAATACTATATACTAAGTCTTGCAGTTTATCTGTATTAGTTTTTCTTTTGTCCCTTAAATCTTTTAGTATTCTATATATTTTTCTTGATATTATCTCAGAATTATTCGTTGTTATTTCGGTTCTTTTATATAAAGATTGATTGAATATTAGAATAATTTTTTTTGCTACTGATTCTTCAAAAGCAATTTCTGTTATAGAGTCAATCTTTTTGGGAGAAGAAAGAACTGGCACAAAACCTCTGTTGGTCGAATTCAATTCCACTCTATTTAAATTTGTTGACGTAATGCTTTGTATGGTTTCGACTACATCATCAGAATTATTAAATATTGCTACCTGCAGCAACTGTAGACCGTTTGAATAATTTGGTGTTATATAAATTGTATTAATTAGCTGAGGAGTAGAAAATATTATTTCTACATAAGTCTGCGCACCATTTATACTGGATGTATCGTAATTACAATATTCTGCTAATTCACGAATAGAAGATTTTATTACAGTAGGCGACTTGACTGAAACAGACCAAGAATCCGATAATGTTTCAGTTAAAACAGATTCGAAGCCAGAGTCGGTATGATTCATCAGGTAATAGTTTGAATTTACAATAATTGATTCAATATTATTTATTTCATTTTTAATATCAGATTTAGTTCCTATTTTAAATAGGCCAGACTTTGTATCAACAAATCCGTTTCCATTTTCGTCAAAGTTGATACCATCTCTATCAACTAGGTTAAAATATAAACCATCTGATCTATAGTCTTGAAGTGCGTTGTCAAATTTTTCATAGTAATTTGAATTAAATAAATCATCTTTTCCAGATATATATTCATAATTATTTATAAAATTTTCTAATTGTTCTACATCTTTTTCCATCTTATCTATCTCAGATGAGAAGACATCAATCATTGAATTGATAATTAATCCGACTGTGTTAGCGACACTGAAATAGTTTTTAATTCTTATGTCAGCGTCTCTGAATGCCTCTATAAAATATTCTTTATTTAGAGTAGAAAACTGAGATATTAAACCTGGATCATAATAATTGTTAATTTGAAAATCTTTTATTCCAGATATAAGCGAAGATATCTCTGACTTGTCTGCCTTTATATTTTTGAGCACGCTGGAGACGAAGGTTCTTGATCCTGTCCTTAAGCTATTTATTGCTGATGGAAGATATGTATCCATTTATTTTACTCCAAACGAATTGCCATCCATATCCTGAATTTCAAAAGATACTCCAGCGGTTAGATTCCTATAAACTATATCATAAATTTCTGTAATATTTAAGAAATTTTCTTTTACTTCTTTTGGAAGTTTAATTATTACATATCCACCTTTTGGATACGCCATTCCGTAAGATGGGTACATATCCCAATAAGAAATTGTATCTGAGTCATATTCAAAAGCTTCTTTAGTATCATACTGATAAGATATACCGCCACCCTTAAGTCTGGTATCAAAGACATCAACAGGAATTTGTGACCTACTATATATAACTATTCCTATCATAAGAGCAAATGGATTGTACTTATTTGAAGTTGGGTTAAATATATCCTTGTCATATGTAAAGTTTACTGGATAAGAATTGCTATATTCAGTAACTTTAGAGTATTCACTAAAGGTAGAATTAATATTTGTTCTTTTTTCTATCTTAGTTGGAAGCAAATAAATATATAGTGGTTTTTCTACTTGTATAGTATCTTTGTTTAGGAGAGGATTAAGGGGTATTTCTTCTCCATTAACTTGATAAATCTGTATATCACTATTCTTTGCAACATACGATATCTTAATATCGGATTCTTTATCTGGAACAAATCTTTCAGTAAACTCAATTACCCCTGTTTCAGAGTTATAATTTTTTACTTTTGATAAAGGTATTCTTTCCCAGACTTTTTCTGATGGTCTCGTTGCTGACAAGTTAGTGTTTCTGTAGATTTCAAATTGTGGTCTTATCAAATTAAGAATTGAGTAATCATAATTTGAAGGTTCTGCCCAAACTAGGAATGGTGACTGTCTGACCTTTATTGTATTTGTTGATACTACAATTGGATTTTCATCCTTAACTTCATAGTAGCCTTTTCCAAATATTTTTGACCAACTGACACCAGGCGTAGTGTATGTTTCATAATGGCAGAGCAAATCTTGGTTAAGATATCGTGATTTCCAGTCATCATATATATTTGAATCCATATGTATAGATTTTATAAATGACCCCTGAGTTATAGACAAAGGCCAAGCTTTCTTCTGCTCAATGTCTAATGACATATTTCCAATTCTAATTCTTGAATTGGAATTAAATCTAACAGAATATACTGGATAAATTTTCTTTAATGGTATATTAACAGGCTTGAAAACATTTGAATTTTTTGGACCGATATAATCAATTTTATTTTGAGTATTACCATCCGCATCTATTGCACATACGGCTACGTAAACATTATCTATTCCTCTAGATAAAAGTTCAATGTATGATATTTTTTTACCAATAAATTCTTTCTGCTTATTATCAAAGAATCCATATATTATTCCGTCTGTATTGGTTATGTTGCTATAAAGATCTATGTCACCAAATCTTATATCTCTTTCTACTCCTTCGGATAGGTCTGGAAACTCAGGCGATATATCCTGATAAGATGGTATTCCAATTGGCTTATAAGTAGCATTTTGTAGACCGTTTAAATAGACTTTCCCTGATTCATATAATGCTGGTTTTTGCGCCAACAAAACAATGCCATCGTGAACTGTAACTGTTTCCCTACTATCTAATACATTTCCATCTACTGAAACAAGTACATAGTCATTGCTTGATATTCCTTTTGTTTTAATGGCTATTGTTGAACCAGAATAATATGAAGAAGATGTAGATAAAGTTATTTTTCCATAACCTCCAGAAACTCTTAAATCAGAGTAAACGATATCTACAACTGAAGACGGGCTAGGTATAAATTGTTTTGTATCTGAATTCAAAGACGTAATCACCGAAGATGTATTTCCAATGATTTCTGGAATCATTTTTGGTTTAGAGAAGTCAAATTTAATTTGAGTTCCGTCCGTGGTAAAAGGTCCACTATTTAATGAATAAACGTTGGGCGTTAGAGTTTGAGTGTATATCCTATCCTTATAGAAGTAAGACAATGATGTAAAATATACATTATAATCTTTTTCCTTACATTTAACATCATTATATATATAGCTTATACTGTTTGTCGGTGATAAATTACTAAATGCATGCGTAGCTTTTGCATAAGCTATTATCTCTACTTGGTTTGTTTCTTCTACAGCAAAGTCTTCTATGGTAATATTAACATTAACTTCAAATGCCCCTGAAGGAAGAGCTTCTTTAATCCACGAAGACCCATTCCATTTATAATATCCGTCTTCAGTTCCTCTAATCCAAATTTTTTTATCAGTAACATTTGACTTTAATTGTTTTGCTGAGTAGTCGTAATATAATTCTGCAGGATGACTAGCATAAGGTGTTAAATCTTTTCCATTAAAGTATTGATATGCAGAAGAATCTGGTTGAGAAGATAAGCTGTCAACAGCCTCATACGTATTTGACCAATCGTGTGTTTTGCCAGTAACTCTTTGTGTCCAACCATATTCAGTCGGAACTGCTCTAACGGCAGTTTGAGCTGTTACCTGCACCGATTCCAAGGAGTAGCCTTCGGCAAATTGACCATATATTGCATTAATATTCTTTAATTTTTCTGCAGACTCTATTTTTATAAACATATGCCTACATTTAGAAGACTCTACACCTAAATCTATCTCAACAATTCCATTTTCATCTGCTGATTTATTGACTATAGAGGTAGAATATAGACTAAGTCTTTGTGCAGTAGTTAACGGAGATCCGCTATGGTCAGCGCTAGAATAGCCGTAGCTATAAATTTTTGCTTTTCTCCATTGACCAAAGTTAACTGTTAATCTCTTTATTGTTTGATAACCTTCTGGGATTGAGAAGTATATTATGTCTGTTATTTTAGATGGCCCCTCAAAACCAGTGAATGTTATCTTCTTATATTCTCTTCCAATTGTCAAGTTTTCAATTGATGCTACGGCTGCATCCCAAAAATTTAGCACCCCGTACTGACTGGCACGATCTCTCCAAGTATTATAAGATGCGATGTCTTCATCTTTTAATGTTTTTAGTCTTCTTGCAAGAAGTGATTTTGTTTCACTATCTACTGTTCCATCAACATATATACAATTCCCAAGATTTTTCTGAGTCTCTTGGAAACTCTTTATGGCATCAGCTGTTTTTGTTCCATATTTTCCATCAACAGGCCAATTACTAAAATTTCCACCACCGTATCTACCAAATGATTTTAAGGCTAACTGAATATACTTTACATATGCGTGAGATGTTCCAGATCTAGCTGTTGACCATAGCCAAGTGGGATTTCCCTGATCTATATCTCTAGTGTAAATAAAGTTATTGTAAGACTTGTCTGAATCTACAGAACTATACAAATTGCTATCTATGGATGATTTTACATTACTGCAATTCAATCCTGTACGGATTTCTCCAGCTAACGTATATCCAAGCCTTGTTATATATTGCTGAGGTTCTATGTCTGGATCTTTTGTTTTGTAATTTCTAACAATTGTTCCATTTCTTTGTCTTGTAAACTTTTCAGTGGCTGTTCCTACGAAAGCACACTTTAGATCAGTGGTTAAAGTACCATTTAATGATATTGGTTTATCGGTTGCAGATATATAAGAATATTTTGTATACAAATTAAATGGATAAGATTTGAATTGTGTAATTGGATTGATTTCAGAATTTATTTTTTTAGTATCAGAAGAACTTATTCCAGGTACATCCTTTACTACATATGGACCAAACGAAGATGGCACGGATATTGATGGCGAATACTTTTCTGTATAGGCATATGGCTTGAGGTCACCAGAGGTCATCTTTTTTAGAAAATAAGAAGTAGGAATTGCTTCGTCTTCTGGTGAACTAACGGTAGTTGTATTCGTAATTAATACATCTGGATTTGTTACTTCTATATAAAAATCTATATTAGAAGTATCAATTTTTGATATTTTGTCTTTATAATAATCAGGAACGCTTTCTGCAAGCTTTGCTTTGTAGTATGACAGTATATTTGGATAAGAATTTATTAAATCTCTTCCAAATTTAATTTCATTTGTATTTGATGATACGTTAACAAAGTATTGAATTTTTTCTTCATCAAGTATTGCGTCAGAATACATGGTCCAAGAAGAATTCCATTCACCAACATAGTTGTAGACCAATGATCTAATATCAGTTTTTCTTAATGCATTAGTTCTGCAGTATAGGGCAAAAGCTACAGTGTTGAAAAGAAACTTATATGGCCCCTCTACCACTCCAGATAATATCGATTCACGTTCAAGCTCATATGCCACTGATCCAGTACTTGAATCTACTATTGAGCCCTCTCCGGCAGCATTATAGACTGCATTGCAATAGTTGAATAGATCAAAGCTTGTAATTATTATGTTTCCTTGTGCTACAGCATCTCCGTTGAGAATTGAATTCATACAGCGCGGCAACGGATTTCTTGTTGGCTTGATTTGGCCCAATGTTTAATATAGATAGAGTTGAATCAACTGAATTTATATATCTATACCCGTTAGTATTTTTAAGGCCAAAAATACCGTAATTTGGTTTTTCAAATATGCTGTCATCTATATTCCATCCACCATTTTTGTTTTCATTTAATATATTTGAATCAGTATTGTATTCAACGTATGTTGTAGCACTATTATCTAATGCTGTTAAGGTTATATTATTTTTATAAAATGGAATAGAATCCGGATACTTGCTTGCGTCTACCAATAGCGTTCCATTATCTTTAGTTACAAACTTATCTATTAACCTTATGGCTTTTTCCGAAAGAGCTTCTGTAGGACTAAATGCAAGTACGTCAAACTGCGACAAGTCTTCGACTGATTGAATATTAACTTTCCAATAAATGGCTTGACTTTTACTTGGAATTATTGACAGCGATTCGCTGATTGGATTGACAAAATTATATCCAGAAAAATTAAAAGGAGAACTTTGTAGTCTATAGAAAATATAAGGTTTTATAACTGCATTGCTAACTGTATCCTTATTTGGATCTTTAGAGTCGTATAATACTCCAACTTTGATGGTTTTAACCTCTACATTAGCGGAGTACTCTCTTGCTTCTAATTCTTGTATTTGATCCAAATTAACTGATTGATTTGACTTAGCTATTAATCTCCAGTTAAATACCTCAAAAACTCTATTGTCAGCCAATGCCTTTCTCGGAACAAATGCCTGAAATCCAGTCGTATCCATAGACTGTTTATATATTTCTGAATACTTCTGCAGGAATTTTTTAATAGAATATTTATTTTTTTCTATTACGTTTGAGTCCATCAACAATGACTCTTCTGCTATTTCAGAGAAATAAGGAACTGCATTTATATTCTCTGTAAAGCTTAAAAATAAATTAGAAGTTTGACCTTCGCTATTTACCTCTATCTTGTCATAGACAAGCTTAAGATTTTTAGCTGGAGTTGCATCAAAGCCAACAAATATTTTATGTGGTACTTCTGTATCAAGATAGTTTTCATCTGTTAGATATGGCTCTAACAGTATCTTGTATTTCTTCCTTCCAGTAGCTAAATCAATGTAGTCGAAGTTATTTTGATCTACAACCCTAATGTTTAAAGTTGAGTAATGGTCAGCTAATGGTATATCTAGCATGCTTGATATGCTAAATCCCCTTTGCCCATAGCAAAAATGTCTACTTACATAATAACTATGAAGAAAATTATTTGGATCTACGGAAGAGATTAACTCAGTAGAATATTGATCAGAGAATGGTATGTCAGATATAGAAACATCTTGAGTTGGTAATCTGGAATTTCCATTCTCATCTTCAAGTATTCCTAATTCATTAGCAAAATATATTTTATTCTGTCCAAAATCTTTTACTTTATTTTCTGGTATGGATTCAGATACATCCATAACCAGCAAGCTATTGCCTGCGGTAATTATATCTTGATCAAACATGGCTATATTTGCTGCGTCTGCTGGTACATTGCTACCTATTTTTATGGCTTTTTCTTTATTGTTTTTACTTCTATTATTAAATACTTTCATTAACTTTCCTCATAATCATTAACGATGTTACTGTAGGTAGAAACAATGTTGGGAGTCGAACCCAAAAGACCCATCTGATATTGATCATAGTAACTTAATGGCAACCACTTAGGTGGATTCCAGTTAACAGTTGCTGGTGCAGTTTCGCTATGATCCATATCATAGTGATTAAATCTAAATGCTGGAGTTTCAATAATCTTGGAATTTTCCTGTATTAAACTTCCATATATATTTGGAAGTGGAATCAATTCTGTATCATAGCTTAGGTTATCATAAGACTCATACCAGTAAGCAACGTCTCCGATGGTCGTGTTTGGGGATACTGTTGGAGTTATGCTCATTTCTGATTCAACAGCCACAAACCAATAGCCAGCTTCCGTTCTTTCTTGAGCATAGAATGGACCTATTTGAAATTCTCCATTGGGGTTTAGATACACGATTCCAGCATCCGTAGTTCTTCCAGGAGTAGCAGAGCTAGTTGAGTAATTGACTTCCTCAAAAGCTGAATAAACAGTTCTTCCCTTTCTCCAATAAACTACTGGAGTTGCTCCAGGTATCGTAGAGTGGTTAATATAACCTCTAATATAATTATCGCTTATGACATCAGCTTTTATAACACCTCTAGTTGCAACTGCCTTTAGCTTTGCTGCAGATGAATTACTTGATATATTAACAGAAACATTAATTGATTCATAATATGGTGATGCAGCGCTGTTAACATTTATTTGAGGAGTTGATGAAGAATACTCAAGACCCTGTATATTAATAGTTGCTTCTATAGCAGTTGCTGGAACTGGACCCGTATATCTAAGCTTCGTTGAAACAAATCCATAATCATTTGTAGTAACAAAAGCGGAATCTGGTGTCAATAAAGTTGAATATATATAAAATGTCTGATTTGGCTTAAGATTTTTGTTTTCATCATAAGAAACTATATTTAAGTAAACAAAGTCATCAGAATTATCTGATATATAAGATGGAGAAACAGTAACCTCAGCGCTTCCAAATTCATACTCTGCATCAGAAATGAAAACAAATCCCTTTGTTATTGGCAGTCCGACTGAACTAAGTGATATTCCTGTTGGAGTAGAAAACTCATCTATTGCAGATTCATATGTTACATAGTAATTAGCTGAAGTATTTGGAGTTGATGAGAAATATATTTTTGCATTGTATTCATCATTATTTGAATCATAATCATTTTTATCCACATAAAATACATTGGTTAAATCATATGTAACTTCGTATGATCTTCCAGGAACCAGTATACTTAAACCTGTTGTATCAGAAAAAACCTCAAGTTTATTGCCATCTAAAGTGTAAGATTCACTAATTGTATAATAGCCTTCATCAAGGAAAAGGTCCCATATATAATTTCCGTCATCATCTGTTAGGGCCCAAATATAAAATCCTGGCTGAAGCGGATATTCAACCAAAGATTTTCCAGTATAAACATCATTAATTACAATATTATTGACATTTGAATTAGATAAATACAAAGCGCTGTCATTTGCTGCAACTAATGTTTCAGTATTGCTAAATACTGGCTTACCAGGAGTAGCAGAATCTGGATACATCATTTCCGTATATTGAGCTGTTGCTCCAGACTCTATAACTTGAACTAATATTGGAGCACCCTGTCTAGGTATATCTGACAGTTCTGCATTAAAAAGTATTCCGCTAAATGAATCTGTTTTAGGATCCGCATATATGTAGTAGTCTTCTTCTGGAAGATATAACCAACCAGTATGCAGTTCGGGGTTTTTATTATTTAAAGAATAATAAAGGCTTTCTTTTTTGTTTCCGATTTTTTCTGCGTAAACTTCTATCTCCGAGAAATAATAATTATCCGATGATTCATTGTATAATTCTTCAATATATGAAGAAGACTGAGTGAACGGCAATACTATCTCAACTGGAACTTCTGAATTTGGGAAGACTTCTGTTTTATTTGAAGTTATCGATATTCCACTTGTATCAGAGATTGGCTTAATATGAGTTATCAAATAGTCATCTTTTTCTGAAGAATCTAGACCAAAAGTTTCTCTATTTAAATTATATGAAGATAAAAATTGATCCTTAATATTCGAATTTATACTTCTACCAGAATCCTCTATTAGCTCACCTTGCCTATATACATTGCCCAAATGATCTATATATCCATTAAGCATAGGTGTGCTCAGTAGTTCTGAATCTAAAATAGGAGACCAGACTGATTTCTTAAAAGGATAGTAAGGCGTAGATGAAAGTCCTGTTGAAAGAGTAATTAATTCTGGAGCGCTAGAATAATTAAATGTAGCTGATTCAAAGAATCCAGAATATGTGTATGCGTTTGTTTCAGCATCGTCTGCTACTGCAAATGATTTTATAACAATATTTGGACTTGAAGGAACATAATAGTTAGAATTATCTATTGGGTTATAGGCGATTCCTCCATGCTCTGGATCTCTGACTATCTCTGCCTGTATTGTTTGATACAGTGGCTGTGGAGTTACCTTAACGTTTTCTATAACTATGCTTGACGGTACAGATCCAATTGGAAATATAATTCCCTTTTTTAGGTCAGAACTAAATATTGGATAGTCTTTTAATTTACTTAAATCATTATTATCATTTAATATTGCTTCTGATTGAACAGAATTTGTTGATCCACTAATTGATTTATTTCCATAAACAGTTGAACCAATTTTTATATTCGCATTTACATAGTTAATATTAGGAGTTGCTAGGCTCCATGTTTCAGAAACGCTTGGATTACCAAGATAGCCTCTAGCATCTTGATTGAATGCTACTCTATACTGACCAGTATGAGCTGGTGTATATACTTGATTGCTTGCATTCCAAGATACTTTGTTAACCAAAGTAATTGATGATGCTTTTGATATATCTATTGAGTTATTTGAAGGTGTTGCTGCAAAATTAACATATACGTAATCGTATGTTTTTTCTCTGAATAGAATGTTTGTATCTGTTAAGTTATCTGAACTAACTATAGGTATATAGTTATATTCTGGGCTTGCGGCGCTTGTCTGGGAATAGTAATTATACACGAAAAAATCATCTCTGTCTTCATATGACAAATTCGCATAATATGTTGCTGGAGTTGCATACCCAGTGTGGGGTGGCATTTGAACTTCATAAACTAGTGCAACTCCTCCATTAAATGGAGTAGCAGAATTGGGATTACTTACATCTGGATCTGGAACTGTTTGTGTATACAAACCACTATATGTGTATCCAACATTAATCGGCCCATATATATCTGAATAACCGTCTATCTTAAATCCATCTGCCTTGAATCTACCTGTAAATGATGTTGTAGCAGATTCTGGTATATCATTAGGTAGTATTAACTTAGCGTCTCTTAGGTCACCAACTCCTGGCTGAAATAATGTGGATAGTGGAGTTGCAACGTCGTATATAGCAGGAAGTCTTCCAACACCTTCTCCATCCAAGCCCGCATAGTCCCATATGCCCTGGTCCCAATGTACATAACCTAAATTAGATGGATATGTTTCATTAATATATCTAACAAAGTCAATAAATTTTTCTTGTGGATTTCCACTAAAAGTAAAATATGGAGTTGAATTTTCAATATCAGAAATTTCTAATATCTCTGGAGTTGCACCCAAATAATCAGACTGCGGAGTTGCACCATATGCTTTCCATATATCTAGCTCTCTTCTTAGAGTAAGCTTGTAAGATTCCGTTCCAACTCCGGGTGGATTTGCGTAAACATCGAGTATTCTCTTCTTAAATCTAGCGTTGTCTTCTAGATACAATCTCTTTAGATTAACTCTAGCACCAAAGTCATCAAAAGCATTAAACATCATTACTGGTGTTTGATCGTAAACTACATTGTTTATAATCAGGTCTTCAAATTTTCTTAAAGTTATTATCTGACCGTCAATAAGATTGTGGTAATAAACATAGTCTGTCTTTCTATAGTTATAGAAAGCTTCTAAAGTCGGAGCTTTTGCCAACTGAACATCATCACCAAAAATAGATAATGTAGATGCAGGTATTCCATAAGATACATATACCCAGTCAATCATATCTTCGTCTGCTGAAGATATAAAAGAATCCAACTTATATTCATCAACTAAATCTGTAAATTCATCTAGATATTCGCCAACCAGAGAGTTAATAAATGCTCCAGCATTAGAAACTGGTGTAGCTAATTCAGGGGTTGATCTTTCAAATGAATCTTCATATATTTGAGTCCAAGATGGGAATTTTCTCGCAATATTTCTAGCGGAATCAGATATTACTGGAGATATAGGCTCATGTATTGCTATTTCAAAATAAAGTAATAGCCCTATTTCAGATATGCCATTTTGTAATTCAGAAAATATTTCTAATTCTATTTTTATATATTCTTTTGAATTATTTAAAAATACAGAATTAGAATCAACCATTAATGCTGACTTCAACCATGGACCATTGGCTGAATCTGATTCGTATATCTGAAGAGTAAAAGTTGGATTCTCTAATCCAGGAAGATTTGTAAACGCATGTTTATAGGATATGATGTCTACCCTAGAAGATGTGTCTATAAATCTAAGAAGATCAGGAGTTGCCGGATCATAAACGACTTCTCCATAGTTTGTCTTATAGACAGCGTAATCATCTACTGGAGTTGAATGTTGGTTTAAGTAAGATGGAGATGATACTTCTGTTCCAACAAAAGTATAATCTCCGAATAAGGTTTAAGCCAGAATACGCTCTCTTATAGGAGAAGTTCCTATAAGAGGCGTTATTATAAACATTGATAGCACTAGATGTCCAGACATTACCATTTTTTGTAAAGTCTCCACTTCGAAGACCTAAAAGATAACGCTTCATCTACTGTTCCTTTGTTAATCTAACCAAATTGAATATTCTGACGTAACTCCATGTTCAGGGTGTATGAACATTAGATGCTGACAAGGTCTGCTCATTGAAGAAAAGAATTCTTGAGCATACGTATTGTAGCTTTCTGGCGAACCAGAAATTCTTAACATACTAGAGCCTATTGTCATTTTAAACTGCTGATGATAATGACCCATAAAAACATCATCAAAATGTTCTGGGATTGCTCCGTCTTTCCATCCCATTACCTTCTTATAGTAAGCGCCAAAGTTAGAAGGCTGAGGCAATTGATCTCCGTGCATTAGCAATGTTGCGTAATCGCCTATTTGATCTACCGCATACCAATTTCTTTCGCCAGATCCATCAGGAATATCAAAAGTGATCCTAGGCTCATCTTTAAATATTAGACTAACAATTTTATATAGAAGTCTATCCATATTTGTTTCTGGATCATGCTGCTTTCTTGCTCTTCCGCCAACAGCACCGTGATTGCCTATGACTCCAACAACTTTGATTCTTTCAAAGTTTTGTAAAGCTTTCTGCAAGAAAGTTGTTATTATTTGTGGACCATATATGCCGACCTGCCTATACAAGCCCGAATCTATAAGGTGACTTTGTCCTGGAAATATTTCTTCTCCTTCAACAATATCTCCCAAGAACCAAACATGAAGCTCCTTAACAGTATGATGAGCTCTTTGTATTTGACAGATCTCAAGCATCTTATCTGTATATTCTTCTATTCTTTGAGACAAGACTTCAGAGTTATAGCTCGGCGTTACCTTCCCCAACTGCCAGTCTGCGAAAACGGCCACGGCAACTTCTGGGGTTTTTGATCCACTCTTTTGAGGCGAGGGTGACTTAATCTGTGGCATTGTGTACTGAGAGAAGGCATCATAAGCAGCTCCGTATATTGCTTCAACGATTTCTTCTTGTACGTTTTTATATCTATCTACTTGTCTTGCTAATTTCTTATTTTCATTTCTAAGCCAATTTGTTCTAGAATCTGATATCTCAAGTGAATCAATTGAATCTTCATATGAAGAGGAAACTGATTTATTATAAGTTGAATCTTTTTCATTTATAATGTCAACTACATCTTCTTCAAGAACTTCTTCAATTTTTATTGAATTAGATAAGATGTCGCCGTATCCATCTTCATCAAAAATAAGAGCTTTTGCTTGGCCAACATTTGGCGATCTAACAATATAAGTTTGTCTAATGACAAAATTTTTCTTCATAAAATAGGACATCCGTTCCAATGTTAGTAATTAGATTGTCCCATTATAACAGAATAAACTGCTACAGATCCAGCGGTTGGATAAACTTTATGGTCAGAAGAAGTAAAGTCTTGCATAGCGACTTCTCTTCCGTCAACATTAAACCCGGTAATTGTAATTTGCCTTATAAGGTCAGAAGACATTCTAACATATCTTTCTATTTCAGACAAAGAAACTGTATCGCCTATAGATAATGAGTTTAGATATCTCTTTATAAAGAGTCCAGCTTGATTTCTCACTGCTGTTGACACGCCTTCACTTGTTCCTGACGGAAGTGTCACATTAGCAGAAACATTAATTGATATTTTTTCTGCCAATCTTACATTAAATCTTACTCCAACTGGCTTGACCGCAATGATTGAATTATACACCAGCTCTGGAATTTGTTTGATATTAGAACCATTTTCTGGAACTACAATAACATCGCATGAGCCAACCCCAAAAGACGACTCTCTGATTCTGATATCTCTTACGCCTGGGACAGTTAAGGCAGCGAACCTGACTGATTCCACACTCCCTGTTGCCTGAGTCTTGATTGATGAAACTATTCTTCTTCTATAGTTATCATCTGATTCCGCATTAACTATTGCATAAACTTCTTTTGGATTAGAACAATAAACTATTACTCCAGGTGGAGCTATAAAATTATGCTTAGTTAATGAGTTTACTGATGCCGTGTAACTATTGTCTGTAAAGTCTGGTATAACCAGCCCGTATGCACGTGTTGTTCCAGCAGCTATTGATACGTCGCCATTTAGCTTGAATCTATACTGTCTTACAGAAAAATTGTCAACATCGGTGTATACGTATGTTCCCTTGGGAATAATGACATCGTTACTGTAGGATTTATTCAAAGAAAACTGTATATTAAAAGATTGTCTTTCTATAGCTGAGGCGTCAGATATTGTCTTCCTTGTTACGCCATAAAGCTCACCTATCATATCTAGGTTCATTCCATTTGCTGTTGCCAAAGAAGTCTGTTTGACAGAGAATGACAAAGAAGAATATAGCTGAGCTATCTCTGTACCGATTGCCTCAGCAAAAGCTCTTGCTATAGATCCAGGGTATACTGCGGATATACCGGCATTTCTCTGAAGTGAATCTAGTATTTCTACTACAATTTCAGACTGTTCTTTTTTACCATATACTGGCATTCTAAGCTCCTAGATTCTGGTTAACTGACAAAACGATTGGTTCACTAAAGTCGCTGATTATGTGAACATCAAACCTAATTGAATCAGGACCAGTAGGAACTGCTTCAACTTTAATATTTCTTCCCTGAAAAATACCTTCTTTTTCAAGAGCTGATCTTATCAATCTTTTTCCAAGATCCCCTGTTTCCCTTGACTGTGGCATACCGTACAGAATTGATAGATCTGTACCCAGTTGAGGATAGATATAAAAATCACCTGGTTCTGTCATAAGTCTAATATATATTTGCTGTATGTCATCTTGAAGAACTGTATTAGTCAAAGCGATATCCTTATTTCCATCTATCGCTATATCTCCAGACATTGTTAAATATATATCAGGCACTTTATGACTCTTCTGCTTTCTGTTGAGCTTGAGCGAAGGTGTATCCTTGCTTTAAAAGATCGACAACTTTAATTATATACTCTTTTGGATATTCTTTGAGTACATTTTCAACTAATGTTATCTGTTCTGGAGTCAATCCATCTAGAGATATTTCTGAAGAATAATTTATTCTTTTATCTTCTATCTGAGACCCAAAACCACGTTCACCTTGTATAGTAATAGTATTAATGTTATCTTTTTGTGTTATTTTATCTAGCTTAGATAAATAATAACTAGCATTATTCTGTGGAGAGTTTATAGACTTGTAGTCTATTTTTACTAGTGTTGGTTGGGAATAATCATACGCTGAGTAATTAAAGTTATAGTTATTCCATCTTAATCCATCATCTTTTGTAAACATTCTAATACTGTCTGCAAACAAGCTAATGCTTCTGCCAGACGCGCTAATGACTATTCCTACTCCAGGAGCAGCAAATATTTCTATATCGCCATCATCATTTAATCTTAAAAATGAATGATTGTCTGGATGATTTAAGCCAACTTCTCTTCTCGAGAATTCATTTCTTTTATTTAATTCAGCCTCTATATTAAATTTATCAGAACGCTGAATACTAGCTCCATAATTTTTTGAACCCATATTTACCTAGCCATAAACTTTGGTATTCCAGTATTGACTACATAATTGGGCATCTGAGGGGAAACTCTTGATGGATCATCAAAATAGCCTATTATGTAGGCATGGTTTTCGTTATCGTCCCTAAAGCCTATAAGGCAACGCGTACCTGGTTCTGGAGAAACAGACTGTACACCCAATATTGATGGACATGGTACGTTCTCTATTATGTTTCCTATTTGGCCAGATAGTGCATCATCAAGAATTACAGTAGCTAAATTTAGCTTTTTGTCAAACTTCATGACTAAGCCTGGTCTTGTTTTAGATTGCTTGAGCCTGTTGGCGTCGATTTGGCTTTGTATCTTACTATCGAACTTTGGATAATTAACTGGCATTATGCACCTTCCACTAATCCATTTGACGTCTGTTTATATAATGCTCTCTTTGGTAATCTCATCACAATTGAATTATACTTGCTTAAGTCTACCCATACTTCTAGTTTTGGTATATTGTATTTCTCGTCTTTTTCTCTTGTTGGAGAATCTTGAGGAATATTTTCAAGAACCCATTTTGCTAATACGTCTTCACTTTTTCCTGTTGCATTTTTATAAACGTCTGCGGCTATTTTAAATGATAGACCGGAAATAAAACCATTTCCCTTTTCACCAATTAGATAATTGTCTCCCCATGGCCCGCCCAAACTTGTAGAAGTTTTTAAACCCCAACTACTTATTTGTTTACTTAAATCATTTTGAGCTATTTTTGATCTCAGTAAATACACCTGATTTATAGGTATCCAAACTCTTTGATCATAAAGTTCAAGACCAAAGTTTTTTGAAGATAATTGAACCTCCTTGAGTTTTGCATCTATATTGGATTCAGTTAAACCCTCAGATTCCCAGTTTCTATAACCTAATTTCCAGGTAGGTATATTATTTTCCGATTGAGGAAGAGCTAGATTAGATAAAATTTTTCCCCCTGAATTTGATCTAGTGCCCATTTGCCATAATCCAAAGAAACCATATTCATTGGCTACATAGGGCCTGCAAGTAGCTTCTCTGTATGCTATAGCAGTAAATATTGCAGATATCTCTTCTGAAAAATTTCCGTATTGTGTAAGAAGATAAAAAACTTCTATATCAGTTAGCGCACTTTGATCTTGATAAAATGATCTTGATAATCTAGCAGAATCTACTTTTGCTGAAAGATTATTGGTAAAATAATCTAGATTTAAAAACGCCGGATTTGCACTAGCATATGAACCAAGACCGGACATTGACATTTGACCGTTTGGCCCTGTATATTTTCCTGCTCTAGCTGGAGAAAAACTTATGTGTATATGACTTTTATGAGTTGAATCGTCTGGTGCATCTTTAGCTATTTTTACATATCTTAATTTACTATATTTTTCAACCATTTTTCCAACTATTGGAGTAACACCACCAGGATCTTTTGTATATTCATCTGGACACCAATTGCCTATCTTTATGTAATCGGGCAGCAAATGCTCTGGTGCAGTATTTAAAACAGATAAGAATAAATCTAATTGCCTTAAATATTCTTTTTGTGATGAACCAACGTTTACGTATTTATCTCCCTGCGAAAAGAATGCATCTATATCGAATGCCCTTCCAAATGCGTGGTCAGTGATATAGGATCTTTTTTGAGCTGTTCCGCTATTTATCCCAGTTAGATTTTTACCGGCAGCTGAGAAATCTGATGCTCTCCAAACTCCAAATCCACCAGACATATTATACTTTGGATTAGAGCTTATAAATAATAAGAGTTCCATAAGAGCTGCGGAGGTAAAGCATACTTGTGCGCCTGCTTTTATGAGCGACTCTGGAATATGATCTGTTTCATTTGTATATCCTGGAAAATTACTGGATACCATATAAGAAAGATACTGTAGATCATCCGGTATATCAATATAAAAGCCATATGGTATAGCTGAACCTCTGTCCTCAAGATCAAATACCCTTGCGGATTCTCCCACCTCTTCCACTATATGTCTAGACATAAGTAGATTTCCTCTATCTCTATACCATTTTTGTTCCTCTTCAGTTAGAACAGAAACTAGTGCTGCTGCATGGCCAACAGACACTGGGGCATCTGGAGAAGATGTATATTCATCATCTTGAACCCCTGCTGTCCCAGATGTTGGATTATTAGTCAGAATTCTTCTGTTTATTTCATTGAATAAAGTTTCATTATATTGCTTACCTAATGATCCGCTTGTTGCTAATTTAAGTGCTGCTGTTGCTCCGCGAATAGGTTTGCACTCCGTCGTCAGAATTCTCTTCTATGGTTAATGAAGATGAACTTAATATACTTCTTGATAAGGCGGAGAGGCTTTCTCGTGCCATGTTTGCATTGAACATATTCGAATATATATTGCTAGCTAGAAGTTCTTTTCCTGAAGCAGATGATATTAGATCTGTAGACACCAGTGATTGATTTGCATATCCTCTTGCTGCGGTAGTGGTTGATAGAACAGCTTTTCCCCCTATTGGGACTAAACTGTCAGAAAAAGCTTTAGCTATAGAAGCTGAGTCAGATAAGTTATCTGATGTAAAGTTATGAGTTGACATTTTATTACCCTACTTGTCTTGGTGTGACAGCTGCTTCATTGGCTTCTATGACAGAAGATGATTGAGTTAATAAATCATTAGTGAATACATTGGCGTGATTGTTTACTACCAGCTCCCAGTTCAGTGTTGCTGGTGTTCCATCTTCATAGTATTCATCCCACATTATAAATGGCCATTTTGAAGCATTGTCGTATATCTCTGAAATTATTCTGATCTCTACTAAAACGTTGAACAATTTTTTAGCTTCTGTATTTGATAATATATCAGCGGAATTGTATTCAAGTGCATGATTATATATTTCTTTATTCTCAATTTTTGAAAATAATGATTTAAACCTATAGGAATTACCTTTGAATATTGGAGTGTTCAAAGAATTTGCAAGATCTAGCTTTATTGCTTCATAGTTAAAAACTATATTTCCATCATTAACAGTTTTGTGTTTTAGGAATATTGAGTAAACAAAATCTCTATATTTTTCTACATTTACTTCTTGATTTTTGTAGAAAATAGTTCCAAGAGTTCTACCAAAGTCTTCCTTTAAGTAATTCTTTTCTCTATTACTTTGTGATCCCGCATCAAAGTCTTCATCTGTCTGAAGATTATCTCCGTTGTCTAGACTTTGCTATTCTTACTACAAAGATTTTATTTTTTAATGCGTTCAGCGTAAATGTGGTTGCTTTTCCGCCAGGAGAACTCAATGGAATAATAGTTAATTTATTTGGATTATTTGTGTAACTGGCTTTTTGTGGAGCTGATGTAAATGTGTAAGATGATTTGTTGATAGATGTTATTGGTGATGTTAAATCAAAATCAGTTGATACTGCTACGAACAAGCCAGCTTCAGTGTATGCGACCTTATATGTTCCATTTAGGCCTGGAGCATTTTCTATCTCAACTAATTCCCCAGATCTTAGATTTGTTGTACTTGGTGTAGCAGATTCATCTGTTATAAAAATATATTTATTATTATCTATGACATATGATTTTATTGAACCATCATAAACAGGATACATGTTACTTATTTCTGATTTTTCAAAAGCGTTAATTCCATCAAGACGGACCCTGAAGCTACTACCGGTAAATATATCTTTTACTTGTATTGTATCAGAGTCAATAACGCCACTATTTGACTGCCCATAGTTCGTATCTAGCTCACATATAACTTTAAACATTGGCTCAAGTCCAGCTTTTTCTGGTCCCAATCCAGACATTCCTAGAACTTGTGCATGAATAAGGGCATTTTCATAACTAACATATTTTACAAAACTTTTAATTTCAGTTTCTTTCCAACCAAGCGACTTGAACAAATCATCTGTTCTTATATATGAAAATCCCTCTGGTGTTCTTGTATTGACTCTAGACCCAAGTACTCCTGGAAGCAGTGCTTTTGAATGATATCTTCCAACAACCATTCCTTGATTATAAGAAAGTCCTGCATCCATAGCCTGACCATTTTTATTTAAATACTGAACGTAACATCCGTGTTGGTCCATTAAATTATCCCTAACCCACTGCCAACCCTTCCAGACAATTTGGCCCATAATTGGTATTGAACTTGCAACTACACCAGCAACTACTGCCGCAGTAGCAACTGTGCCATTATTTCCATTTGTTTGAGCCTTGTCTCTTATGTCCTTGGATATTGTTGGGAAAGATTCTGCCGTTGCAGATGCAACTATATCTTTTATTAGAGCTGAAGAACCATGAGTATACTGTACGGCTCCTGTCATTTGTGTGGATAGATTCTCTGCGAGAGCATCTACCGACAAGGATCCACCAAGTGTTATTCCAGTATTTCCTGCCTTTAGTGCGTCTAGATAAACTCTTGTGTCATTTCTTATGTTTTGAACTGAGAGCCAAGAATGTATCCATGAAGACATATACCATTTTGCTGGATCATTAACTGTAACAAGTGCATTTGGAGTTATTGACGTAATAAAACCAAGCTCTGGAGTGAAGTGGTGTATTACCTGTTCAACTTCAAATATTCCATACATTCTTTCATAAACGTCAGCAAGATAGACAAGGTCGTGAGGCCTTATGTCTGCATTTCCTATAACTATGATTTCTCCACCATATATATCTTTTATTGATTCTTTTAGATGTGAAAGTGCTATTCTTTTTGCGCTTAATTCATCTGGTGCACCTGTAACATTTTTTGATATTCCCCTACCAGTCTCGAAAGGATGTAGTAGTGGATTTAAAAATCCAAAGAATCCTGAGCCAGTTATGTTATCAAAATAAATTCCAGTTTCAACTGTCATCTCAACTTGTCTTTCAGCTGGAGCACCTTTATCCAGAGCTACGCTTACTGGATATTTTCCATCTGAAACAGCAGTAACAACTGTGGCTACACCAGCTAAGTTTTCTTGTATCTGATTTTTAAGAATATGAGAGAAAGAACTTATGTAGTGAATTCTTTGGAATGGCTCCCTAATTTCTACTACTGGTTCACCATATTCTCTTGTAAAAGGATTGTCTACTGCTCTTAAAAGAGAGCCAGATCTACCAAGAGAATAATAGATTGAATCATTTAAAACCTTATTCATTATATTTGCTTGACGTGCAAAGTGACTGACTTGAGAAAGGCCATATCCAGTTTGGAGCATATTTAGTTTGAACATATTTATCAAACTGCTCAGAGCATCACCAGCTGCTGTTATAAGCGGACCTATTGTTGAGTCTAAGAAGTTATCTACACCAGTTACAACCTTAGAAACAATGTTGGTTGCACTGCTTCCTTCTCCCCTGTTTTTGTAAAGCAGTTGAGTAAATTTTTGTCTATCCTTTGCATAAGTTTGATTTGGATTAATGAATGCAGCGAATATTTTGTCTACTGGCCTAAAGTCCCACTGACCCTCTGCTCCAGCACCAGTCATTTTTCTGTTTGGCTTAAGAACAAGCCAAGCTCTGGCATATGGATCGTTCCACATAGCCTGCCTAAAAAGACCAACCATTAGTAAGAACAATTGTTTTGGCGTTTTAATTATTTCAGATACCTCTACATTTAAGGTAGTCTGACCAGTCCTCTCTCTGTCTACGGCATTATTTGTAGTCTTTGCGTTGAAGGTTGGGACATTTAGGAATCTAAATAGATAATCAGAATTCTCTACTAAAAAGTTTTGATAGAAATTTTTTAATTTATCTTTAATTAATTCATTGAAATAATTAATTAAACCACCATCTTGAAGTGGGGCATCGATAAGATTTTTTGTTACGTAATCAATACCCTTTTGATTTTGCTGTACGTCTGTGCCGAATAACAATGTAAATTCATCTAAACCGCTGCCACCTGAATCGTTAAACTTAGCAAAAACGTTTGATGGACTATCATCTTTTCCAGAGAAAATAAGCTGTCTTATTTCTGCACTAAATTCAGTGTCGTCCTCTGGATTTAAGCCATATGTTTCAAAGAATATTGATTTGACGCTTTCATAATCATGATATCCGAATCTAAATTGATCCCATATATCTCTAGCTTGAGAGAGAGTTCTGCCATTTCCAGCTATAACAGGTGATGATAAGTCAAAGTCTTCATCATATAGTCTTCTTGACTCTATGCCAATACTATCATTAATGCTATATACGTCTGCAAAAGATGCTCTTCCAGTTCCTCCTGCGGCACCAGTTGTAGTCAATTCCTGATTAAGAATATTATATCCATCTTCTTTTGTAAGCTTGCTTCTATCTTTTGATAAAACAGCTTCCATATATCCTTTGTAGTTTCCACCAAGATCAAAGTCTTGTGTAACCACATCGGAGTTTGCTATATATTCACTAAAAATAAGATTATTATAATCTTTGGGGGTGTCTATATTAATTTTTGATTTATCAAAATTTGGATTCACGCTAAGTGTATTAACTGAACTATTTATTGATTTGAAAGTTCCGAATCCTATATATCCAGAAGTTTGCATCGACCTTTCAACCATCTCTGGTCTAACCCCAGATCTAGTCCATTTAGCTGATTCTTGGAAACTTGTTATTCCTATGTCCTCAGTGACTGCAACTCCCAATGGAACATCACTTGGAACAAATGTAAAGTAGCACTGTTTCATAAAGGAATATTTTTGTTCATACAAAGTATCATAACTTGCATACATTTTTGGCGACTGCATTTTTTCCCTATCGCCATCAAATCCGCTTTCATAAGAAGACATTAAACCAAGGTAATAGGCTGCATCAGGAGACACCACTGCTTCTGGAGATTGATCTCCACCCCACAAGAAGTATACTGGCTTACAAACAACAGCAGTAGGTCTTCCAAAGTTTCCAGTTGGATTATAGACTAGAACATGAGGACCATTTTGTCCTTTATAATTTTCTGCTGTTCCGTATAGTTCTTGAGAATTTGAAAAATATTTATTTTTAAATTTTGATAATTGCTCAGGATTTAATGCCGATGGATTATATGGCCATTTCATGGCGATATAGAATTGTTCTTCTAGAACTGTTGCCGGAAAGCCCCAATCAGTAGCATAGCTAATATCAAATGAAAGCTCATCTTCTACTGAAAGTCCTGTAATATTTCTTTGAGAACCTTGACCCTTTAAATCCTCTACTCTACTTTGATTAATTCTGCTCCCATATGAGTCATAAGAATCTGGATACGGCATTTTTATAATAATTTCAGATCCAAAGATTGGACTAATTACTGGACTATTTAAAGCTTCTAATATTGAAGATGAAAAGCTAAAAGTGTTTGTTAACAAATTGAAATTATTATTCATAAAATCATAAAATTCAGAATCACCTATTAGCCCCTCTGCGCCGTCAATAGCTTTCTTTTGAATTTTACCCAATTCTTCCGTTATATCTTTGGCTAATAATTCTGGAAATGGAAGTTCGGTGGTGCCTATATATGGGAATGGATCATATGAATAATTTGTTAAATAGAATTCGTCATTATCTCTATTTGTGTAGAATGGGAATGAGTACTTGGTGGGCAGTTGCGCTATTTGCTGATGTCCCTGAACATTTGCTTGCCCTATGGAAACAATTTGCTTATAGTCTCCAACTGGAAGGTGATATCCAATGGCGACTTTTCCTACTTGAGCTGGAAGTTTAGCTATTATATTTCCATCTGGATCAATAACCTGTTGACCATACTCACTAAATATGTCTAAAACTTTACCCTTTAACTTATGTGCTGGAGCAAAGATAGAACTAGTATCTGATTGTAGCTCAGCAATTTTTGCTATTGCATCAATTGGCTCACTATTGCGCAAGAATGCTTCTGCATCTGTATAGACGCTGCTTTCTTTATTAAGCTTTTCAATTATATCTAACAATTCTGAATCTGGTTTTCTTTGCTGCGGGACAGTTATACCAAGCTCTGCAGCTTTTGTATCTCCAGGATACCCAGTTGTAACTGGTACGACACCAGATGTATAAAGCCAGTGTGGCTTACCATAAAAAACAGTTGACCTATCCTCAAATGGTCTTACTGCAACTATGTAGTTTGGAAGGAGTCGAGCACATACCTGGAAAAGATCCCAAACTGTTCTCATATAAGTCTGAGCTCTAAATGAAACCTCATCAAACCCCGGCATATCATCATCGTCATTGGGGGAAACAAATCCAAGAGTTCTCCATATATTTGTTCCTCCTCTTCCAGATAAAACGCCAGTTAGTCCTAAACCAAGACCTATTGTTGCGGTCACAGGTCCACCAATAGCTGTCAAAGCTGCGCCAATTCCTATTGTTGTTAACTTTCCAGCTATCTGAGCCTTACCTGATGCATTAAGTTCTGAGCTCATTGTGATTTCTTCAACGACTTTTTTGGCGTCAGTATTTCCATTCTGTTGAGCTATTAGCATGCTGTTCCAGCTTGCGTCTGTTAAGCGTCCAAGATACTCAAGTCTTTCATTGGGAATATTTTGTGGAGTGATTGATGATACGCTAGTCCAACCATCTCCTATATCTCCGCCTAGGAATTGTGCTATTCCAGTTCCATTTCCTGGATATATATTTCTCTTAAATATTTCAAGGTCTCTTTGACCCGCAAAATTAGCCCACATCTGATTCATTAAGCTAAGAACTGGAGATCTAAATCCATGTGTGCCAGTTATTCCAAGCAAGTCTGTTGGGGCAGCTAGTGCCTGTTGAGCAGTATCTACAGCTACATCTGTCATTTTATCTGCTATCTTAGAATACTGACCAGAACCTATTATTGTATGAGCGTTAGCAATTGACTCAATACGTGATTGCTGTCTTACTGCTTCTGCATCATTTAATGTTTCATAAAGTATTGAACCAAAGTGCCTGATTCCAAATTTATTCTCAGAAAAAATAAGCCCATCAGTTGCATAGGCTATACCTTCTCTGAATCTAGATGTACCCATGGATAGCAGTCTAACCATTAGGTCTCTTGGCTCTGATAGCCAAAGCCCAGTATTTATTCCACCATCAATTTTTCCTGTATCACCTTTTTTGTTAGTTGAATTAACTATTGCGCCCAATTCTATAGCGTCTGATTGAGCTGTTACAGTTATTATTTCTCCTGTTTCAACTTCTGTGATCGTTCCATTAAATAGTGTTTGGAGAGAATTTGGATTTGAACCATAACCACCTCTTAGGTGAACTCTAACTCCTGGTTTTAATCTTATATTTTCTATATCAACTACATACTCACTCTTGATGTGAGAGAGAATGTATTTTGCCTTATTTAAAGTTGAGTCAACTATTGCAGACAAACTATCTGTTAAGCTTGGATTATCTGGACTGTATCCAACAGAATCTGGTCCAAAAATTTTATCTGATTCTTTTCTTGTTAATTTTGAATATAAATTAGATACGCGAAATACTAAAGTATCTCCAAGTAAATCTTCTGAAGAAATTACTGAAAAATCTATAATTGATTGAAGTCCATAAAAGTTATCAAACATTTTATAGCCAGCGAAGTATCCACCCTCATCGATTAGCCAAAGCATGTAGGTTGGAAATGCTCTTAGCATCCTGCCTGATATGTCTCTGTACTGGGTATCTACTAGCATCTTTTCCCAGTGGCCAGTTACAGTTGATACCTCTGCTCCAGAATTAACTGACTCTGGGCCTGCATTAACACCTGGCGATATACTGTTTTGATATTCAGAGAAAGATTTTGCTGTAGAGAATGTGGTTGGTTTTGTTGCGCCTAATTCTGGTCTTGATGGATCAGTAATAGGTTTGGGTTTTGCTTTATTCTTATATTTTTCACTATTGTTTGTTTTTACGTTTGACCCATCAACAGTTAAATAAAATCTTCCATTTTTTTCTGTATCTATATAACCAAAGTTAACTCCATATGCTGTTTGCATTGTCGCTGGAATTTTTGTTGGCTCATTAGGATCTCTTATCGGCATCATGGATATCAACGCATGAATGCTTAATTGGTCAGGATCAAAGCTTATGTCATCTTCGCCATCTAAGTTAAACTCACCAGACAAAGCCGCATTTACTAGGTCAAACATTTCTGTGCTGGATGAACTCACAAAACCAGCTTCCAGTGGAGCACTTCTCACTGTTGTTGTAAAGTCTGCCTCTGTATCTGGCTTAGATTCAGTATCTGTATATTCTAAATAATCAGTAATTAATTTGACTCTATCTTCTTCACTAAATGCTTTTTTAGTATATGATTCATCAATTAGATTTTTTCTTTTTGAAAGAGCTGTTAATATTTGTAGGAATGTGGATTTATATATTCCTTTTGATTCGAGCTCATCTATAATTGATTGAATTTTGATCTTTTTTGTAGAAAGATCACTAAGAAGAGAATATTCTCTCATCCATCTTGTTATTAGATCTATGATTGAAGCGTGTGCTTTATTTTCTGGCCTTAGATCTTCTGGTATATCTCCCTTAATTCTGTCTATAAGCTTATCAAACTCTTCGTCATCCATGAAGTATGGTATTTCGCCCTTAGGCTCTGAAGTGTTATATATGACATCTTTATCAAACATATCAAAAGACCTAAAGTAAAAGTCTGGATCTAAATGTCCAACAACTTCATTATTTTGATCTTTGAGTTGAAGTGGAAAATCTGGATAGGCATTGAAAGATCCCCACATTTGCTTAATTCGCAAAAATGGATTCTTCTTAGTTTGGAAATGCTCGATTAATTCTGCTTGTTGCTGTGAGCTAATTTTTTCTTTTCCCTGCTGGAAAATATCAAAATCAATTAGACTCAAATTTACTTGATATACATGCGGATAATTTGGAGTTGTATTTACAGAATAATTTAATGGTATTACATATTTAATGCCACACAAAGCAGTTATAACATTCTTAATACCCATGAAGCCTATAACACCAGTTGCATGCTCTAATCTTGCAAGGTTACTAATGTGATCAAATACTTTTTTGATTTTCATTAGTTCTTTTTCACCAGTTACAGTCATAGATATATTGATATATGTATCTTTACCACCTATATGTTGATAGGTTGGCTCGTCTTGCATTTGCAACTGTAACTTTGCAAGGTTGTTTCCAGTTGTAACTGTTACTCCATTAATAACTACAGAGTTTGGATCAAGGTCAACTTGATTCATTGGAACTTCCCATTCTCTAAATAGGAATGACCCACTTCTAGCCCAAGATGTCTCCATTAATTTCTGCATTGTTGCACTCTTGTAGAATCTCTCATATACTTCTACGTTAAATGCGTTCTTTATTTCTATGAATACTTCGTTCTTTATTTTTTTGTAGTATTCTGTATAGTCACCGTTATCTTCTTTTACTTTTTTATTTGCTCTTTCACAGCGTTTTTTAGCTATATCACTAACTAAATAATCCAAGTAATGTTTTCCGCTATTATTTTTAGCTACATTTATAAGAACGTTTTTCATTTTTGCTATTGTTGAATCTTCGTATTCTTTTCCAAAGAAATAATAAGTCAATTCAATGGTTGAGCCGTCTAAAGAGTTGTCGTCAAGATCTGATATATAATTTTTTTCATTTTGAGAAAGATTTTTGTTCTCTTGAATAAAAGAAGTTGACAAGTATGAATGAACAAGTCGCTTAGAGTTTGAAGAATTTATTCCTGCAGTTAAAATATCTATAGCATCTTTTACTGCAACTCTTGCCCTAGTTGGAACTAGACCATCTGACATTAAAGAGTAAACTCCATTTAATGTTATTCCATAGCTAGTAGACTGATTTATGTCAGCTATGCCGAGCGATCTAAGGAACCCTTCCCAAACACTTTCTCCACCCCAATCTTTCAATAACTTTTCTTGATCGTTTCTAAAAGAAGTAGAATCTGGCATGAATATTTTTGTTTGAGTTTCCGCTGGAATAAAGAAAGACAGATGTTTCCCATCCGTCCATTCAGATAAAACATTGGTTGTGAAAATTTCATTTTTATAACTTGAAATTTCTGATCCAGAATATTCTTCGTAAGAAGATGGAATACCAAGACCCTGTGTTGTACTTGGATTAGCTACTGATTCATCTGCCACTTTTTCGTCAATCGTTTTCATTAAGAATTGTCCATTGACATAGTTATGCATTGCTCCAGCAGCTTTGCCCATATACTGCCTGTATTTACCCCAATGAATAGCTTGATTAAAATCATTTATCATCGGCAAGAATGGCTTATGATTAAAGTTTAAAAGCTCTAGATCTACTGCAAGGGCAAATGGAAAATTTGGCACTGTTGATATGGATATGTTGCTTAGAGCGACTGCAGTTACGCCGTGAACGCTATTAAGGTAATGATTTCTTACTGGGAGAAATGGAGAGTACTTAAAGGCAGCGACCAAGCCTCTTAGCGATGAAAGAAACTTATCAATCTTTTGGTCACTAGACTTTCCTGTTCGAAAATCTATTTCATAGTTATCTGTGATATATACTTGAGAAGCTTCATCGATAGTTATTCCCCATATCTCTTCATAGTTTGGGAAAAATAGTCTCATTCTTATTGAAGTCTCTTTGTAACCAGAATTAAACTTTGGAGTATTCCTTTGTCTGAGTGCTCCGCCAGTTAAGCTTCCAGTTTTAAAAGCTGTATTTATATCTATAGACAATGGTGGGACGAAGAAGTTTGCAGCCCCTAATCTAAGATGGAACATATCAGGAGCAGAAGGTTGATTGTTTGGTCTATATGGAGAATTCTTTAATACATTTTCAATTTTCTTAGATGTATTTTCAAAATTTGCGGCGTGTGTAAATATCTTTTTGCCATCACGTGTACCAAATACAGATTCAAGAGAACTAATGAAAGCTTCTTCGCTATTTATCTCGTCTTCGGTTCCGCCACCAATTCCATTATTTGAATAATCTCCAACTACAGCAAGGGCTTGAAAATAAAATTGGACTAGACTTGGAAAATAAATATTTATCATTCCTAATAATATTGGATCTCTAGAAAGATTAGAAGTTATATCAACCAACTGCTGATGCCACTGGACATCAACCCCTTTCCTTTGGTTAATCAGTTCTATCTGAGAAATATTATTATTTGCTAGTCTATTTAATCTTTTTTCTGCATAGCTTTTAATATCGACTGCGTATGTAGCTAAACCAAGTAATCCTGATGACTCAATCTTAGAGAATAGTTTATCTAACTGATCTGGCGTCAATGATCTAGCAGGAGAACTGTCTGACTCACCTGGAGCAAAAACTCTCCACATATTAGATATTCTCTCAACAGAGCGTAAGTCTCCTAAGTTTTGAGAAGTTGTTGAGGTTTGAAAAGCTCTTCCAATAATACTCTGTTCAAATTCAATTGCACGAAGATTATCATTATTAAATACATCTTGTAGTATTTGCTGAAATGCTTCAGAACCAGAAGAGTTAACTACATCTTCTAGTTCTTGCTCCACTTGTTCACTATAAGAAGATGATTCTACTGCAGTTACATATTCTATTATTGAGCTATAGGAACCAGGAGTATACTTAGCCCACTGGCTAACTCTTTTTATCATCCATGAAACTGCTCTTTGAGCTACAGAGGTTTCAAATTTAAGTGAAGATATTGAAACTGGATATATATAACTTGACCAGAAGCCAACTCTAATTGCTGCTCTAGCTGAATCACTTTTAGGGTCTTGAAGAATAAATGATGATGCAGGGTCTTTTTCTATGGTATTATAATATTTAACGTATTCCTCTAAAGCTTGTTGCGCTGTAGTTGCAGTAGGAAACTTTGCTTTGATACAGTCGTCTACTACTGTATTTGAATATAAATCAGATTCAGTCCAATATAGTATTGTTGAAAGTTTTATTGAATTAAATGTTGATACACCAAACTCAGAAGCAAATGCTCCATCAGTATAAATAAGATGCTGAAGATCATCTTTTGATTTTTTTGCTAGAGTTTTTAATGCAGAAAGTAGCTCAGTAAATTCTTCATTAGAATAAAGTGAATTTATTATAGCTTTTGTTTCATTTGCTAATACTGTTGTTGCCATTTTCTGCCCTTACAACAAGTTATTTCTTTTGTTGATCATATCAACCTTTTGAGAAGAAGATTTAGAAGACGAGCTTCTAGACATATTATTAATTATATCTAAAGAATTACGTTTTGTAAACGATTCTTTAGAAAAATTTACTGAATTATGACTAGATTGTGGCTTGAAATTTCTTGCTGTTTGGATTGACTTGTTATCATATCCAGACCCATTCATGTTAATATAGGCGCTGGAAGACTTATCTAAACCTTCCCATGATCCTTTAATGTTATCAGATCTATTAATTCTTGCCCTTGATTCATGAGAAGTTGATGGTGCGCCAGATGTGTCTGCCCCCACAGAAGAATTTTTACTAGAAGAGACCCTTGCCGCATATTTATTTGATGTGAGGGTTCGGTGAGATGTGTCTTTGGGCCTAGAACCTGCGTCTTTTAGATTCTTATTTTGTACATCTGCACCAAAAATCATACTTAATTTTACCTTTAATAAGCGCTTGCTATCTCAGCGTATGGATCTCTACCTACATCTGGGATCCCTGAATACATAGTAGTGTTCATATTGAAATTTCCGAGTTCCATCGCCATAGATCTAAAGTCGTCCACATCTTGTCTCTTACCATAAAGGTTTACTTTATAAGATATTCCTGGATTATAATTTACTGTTCCTATCTGAGGTATCTCAGAGGCTCTATTTGGATACTGCGTTTCATAAGCCGAACCACCAGGAAGAAGTGGTGGTCCCTGAATCTTTTCAGCTGTATGATCTTTAACTGCTGAATATATAAAGCTTCCAGCTATCAATGCACCGACTGCATATACTGAACGCCTAAAGGTTGCATTCTCGGTGAATAGATTCTTTAATTCTCCATCTTTAATAAAATTAGTAAACCTTTTATATGGAGTGCTGTCTGGTAAATACTTAGAATAATTGTCTCCATCCATAGCAGCTTGGATTCCTCTGTTGAATCCGTCGTCATCAAAGCCAGCTACTTGAACGCTAGTTGTACGAGATATTTCGTCAACAACTTGTTTATCTAATGATTTTTCAAAATTAATATTATTAACTATTGCAGTAGTTTCAGCTCTTTTGCCCGATTCTATCTCCTCTAGGAAATCTATATCTGACATAGTTACATTTCCAACTCCTGCATTTGCCATTGCTACTGGATCACCTATATTTTCAGAAGTTATACCTGCATCTATTAATTTTGCTGCTCTTTCAAATTGGTCTAATTGATCTTGTGCTAAGTTTGCCTGATAGAATCTTCTTTGTCTTCTAGCTCTTGAATATAAAAGTTTTTGATAGAAAGATGAATCCTGCTCACCTGCAAAATCAAGTTTCTCAAAAGACCTAAAGTTTATTCCTCTTTGAGCTGCCCTTTTTTCCATTGCATTTATAATTTCTTCTTGCGTTTTACCACTAAGTCTTGCAGCTTCTGAAAGTTCTTGAG